AACATCGCCTTCTCTTCGGCGCGATGCTGTTGCTCCTGCCACGCATCCTCGAGTTGGCAGTGAATCGACTTGGCGATCTCACCGTCGAATTCGAACTTCTTGCTCGGACCGGTCGACGTAACCTCGGCGCGATAGACTCCCTGGAATTCCGTGATCGTCAGGAAGTTCTCCTTGTCGACAGGACCATCCGGCGTTCCGGACGTCCCGAAGATCTTCCACTCGACGACGACAGTGGGATCCGCACCTTTCGTTGTCCACTCACGACGAGAGACCACGTCAGCGCGATACGGTCCGATCTTGTTGGTAGCAGTCATCTTCTAACCTCCCGACGCCCATCACTGGGCGTTTCGGCCTTCCGGCCTCGTCAGGGAAGGAATCAACCACACGATCCGTCGTTCCACATATTGGTGGAAATACGGATCTCCGATGGGAAAGAACAGTGATTTGAACATTACACCGTCTCCTCGGTTACCGACGCATGGAACGCATACAGATCAATCGTGATCTGCAGCTGATTCTCCGACTTCGGATCCATCTGCACGAACTGCTTCTGATCCGCGACCAGCTTGTCGCGATAGGCTTTCGCCTCTTCGAGTGACTGGAAGACCTCGAAGGAATCCTGAACAGGTTCCCGCAGGTCGAGCCACTTGAATGTCAGAACCCATAGCGATCCAGGTTTCCGATTGGTAGCACTCATCTTCTAACCTCCCGACCGCGCTCGTCGCGCGGTTTCGCCATTCCTGGCTCATCAGGAGAGGAACTACGCTGCTTGCTTGAACACCTGCGCGACCGTCGCCATGACGGTCGTCAGATGCCAGCAGTGACGGTAGAACCGCCATCCGCTGCACGTGCAATAGATGACGCCGTCCTTGCCGAGTCGAACCTCGTGCATCTTGTTCGAGGACTTCGACGCGAACGTCGCCAACACAGTCTTGGTAGCCTTCTTCAACATTTTCTGACCTCCCGACGCGGAGTAGACAACTCCGCGTTTCGTCCTTCTGGACTCCTCAGGAGAGGAACTTACTTCCGGCGCTTGGGACCGTTCTTCACAGTCACCTCGGTCGGCTGCTCGGCGGGAACGACCTCACCGACGCCTTCCTTCGGATCGATCACGAAGCCGTCCTTGTCGACGACGTCGCCCTCGACCACGCGCTCCTGGCTCTTGACGGGCTCAGGAGCCGCCGGAGCCTGCGGAACGGACGTGAACGAGACGCGACGCGTCCCGCCCTCGTTCGCCTCGCGCGGAACCCAGCCATTGTCCAGGGACTCCTGGACGCGAGCCTTGAACCGCGCCTCCGCCGCCTCGGCGTTGTCGAAGTTCTCCTGGCAACCGGTGAGCGCCTTCATCCCGGGATTCTTGATGGAGACGCCGACGTTGAAGCCGGTCTTGCCCTCGTGAGCGTAGACCTTGAGCTTCGAACCGGCCGAACGGAACTTCGCTTCGCGCATGAACTTGGTAGCCATTGTGACACTCCCTTTCGACAGAGGTCGGAATTGACCTCTGACGCTCCTGGGCTTGTGGAGCCAGGACGCGCTTTACCGACGCTCACACATTGCGAGCGTCGCCACTCAGCTTGGGAGATTGCTACCGCAGCTAGCTGAACCGACTCGGGGACTCGAGGTCATCGCCATTCCTGGTTACTCAGAAATTTCACCAGGACTTTGGAGGCACTGGCCCATAGGGCGCTGGCTTTCTTCTCCGGCTTTCCTGCGGATTTCGCAGGCTCGTCCTACCGCGCTTACGTTCAGCGGTCGCCGCTTATTTGGCTCTTGGATTCGGGACAGCCCCGACCCACCAGGGAGCGCTTAGGTTTTCAGAGAGCCGAGGATTGGCCGCGAGGGCCGCTTACCAATCCCCTTGGGCTAGTCGCCCGCAGGCCCGAACCGAACTTACACCACTATCATACCCTACCTGCTGCGAAAGTAAAGCTGCTTTATTCAACAAAGTGACTGATTCCTTAGGGATTTGCCAGGCTTTTTGAAGAATGTGGAGTTTTGCTAAGGAAAATCATCGATGTTTACGAATGTTTACACAATGACTCGGTTTCTAGGCTCCTACCCGTAAGATAGACTGCTGCCTATACTTACGATTTTGAGGGCTCCCAGCCGACCCCAGCACATCTCCAAACCGCCAACGGCCCTATACCCTTTGGGGTCTCCGTTTGCCTCGCCACGGGCTCCCAATACGGCCTCGGGTTGCGGAGAGCAGGCCGACGGTTTTCGTGAAAGCCAAACTTATGGGCTATTCGGCAACAAGGAGAGCAGGTCAAGAGTTTTCGTCGACCTACAGAACCGTCGGTTTGTAAAGCCCAAACGACCGAAAGTTTACACAATCGCTCACTTTCGCATTCGGGCCAGCAGCTCTCCAGAACGGCAATAGCCTACCGTATCATCTAGCTCGAATTGAGAGGACCTTGGGTCGGTGCAGAGGTCTATCCAAATCTCCTGTGTTTGCTGTCCGAACTATCCGAAAGTCCTGCGTATCTGAAAGAAACAGCAAACTTCTCGAACGAATCTGATTTATTTCTACAACAAGTCGTAGTATACTAGGTGTAATGAACTTTCAGTTACAAAGTGATCTGACGCGAGCTATCCTGCGACGAATCCGCGCCGAACAGGAGAAGACCGAACTGGAAGGCAACTGCTCGAACTGTGAAGTGAAACTCACATCGACGGACATTGCCGTTGGTGAATGCACGTCGTGTGGTGAACCAATCACATCATTCGATTTCGCGGTGGTTAATGAGCGTCGCTGAAGAATCTCTCGAGAAACTCTTCGAAGCAATGGACTTCCTGCGGAAGGAACAGCGTCAGCCAAAAGTTCTGCTCAATCTTCGTCTAGAAGAACGATTGCAGTGGACCACCGACATCGTTTCACTCGAACGTGCGGATCCGTTCTACTGGAACTCGCGAACAGTCAATCTGGTCAACTCCACACTCGACAGCTTCCAGCTCGAGGAAATAGATTGCTCTCGCCACGTTCTGTCGTGTGACGTCGCATGGCATTGGTTCGCTGAGAATCCTCCGTTCGAGATCGAGGAAATCTCAAAGACTCGGATGATTCCTGTGCGTGCGATCACGTGGTATTGGTTCGGTCGTTTCGGCCAACCATATCTTGGCGCGACCGCGTGGGGTCAGTCCGCAGTCTACGATTCGACCGGACTGTTCACCGGACCAGTCCATCCAATCCTCTGGACGTGCGTCAATGCTGGTGACAAGCTGAGTCAGCGGATCAAGGACGGCGAGCTTCACTTCGTCGGATATACCGACGAGCGAACCGAACTTGAATCACGACTTCTAATGAAGTGGGTCGTCGCTTCGTCAACGTTCTTGCGCCAGGAAATCCTTCCGGTCGAGAAGACTGAAGTTTCTCGTCACGCTCGGAAACGGATTGAGAAGCGTGGTCACAAGACGCGAACGATTCAAGTCGTTCAGTTGCGCAAGACTCATTCGGAACGGACGGAGCCAGATGAAAACCGTGAAGTCTGTCATCGATATCAAGACTATCGCGGATGGGTTCGCGGTCACGTCCGGAAGCAATGGTATGCGACGCTCGGTGAGCACCTTCCTGTGTTCATCTCGCCTTTCCTCAAAGGTCCTGAAGGAAAGCCGATCCGACCACGGACCACGCCAATCTTCTCGGTGACGAAATGACCACTCTCAGTCCGTATCTGGAGAGTCGCGTGAAGCGACTGAAGCAACTCGCTAATCTGGTGCGCGAGGACGAAATTGGTAATCTCGCGATAGAGGAATTGGATGGATTGGCCGAGTTCCTGGACGAAACGGCGAGAGAGATCGAATCACTCGACGCGAAAATTCAGCATCTGCAGGATGAGAAATGAGTGATGACTCTCCAGTCTGGCATACGCATGTCAAGGTGGTTGACATCCGCTACACAAAGAAAGATGGTTGGTTTGCCTTGTTCGAGGAGCCAGACGGCACCACAACATGGATGAACCAACCGGTGAAGCCAACAATTGGCGACGAGCAAATCCTCTACATGATCAAAGCGGATTCGGAGGAAAGTCGTCAGATGACTGCGTTGGCCAAACGAGGTGCGTCTCAGGAAGAAGCAGAACAATTTCTGAAGGACGTGTTGGAGCGCTATGGTGCAGTGTGTCACCATACATGGGACGAAGCACGAGCACTCATCCACAACACGAAACGACCGCATTGATCGTGAAGGAAATCTGAACGAATCCTGAACCGCGTCCGAGGATTTCGTAGTATACTTGTAGGCGTATCGGTTCATGACTATCGCGTTCACCGGAACAAGACGTGGGATGACTCCTGCGCAATACGAGAGGGTCGGATTCGTCTTCCGACATCTGGCTGCGTCAGAGCTGTCCCATGGTGGTTGTGTCGGAGCGGATCGCGAAGCGCACCAGATTGGTGGTGCAATGCGGATCCGAGTCTTTCCGTCCAACGACGAGCAACGCCACTGGGCGCTGCTCGAAGCACGACCAACACCAATCTCAATCGAACATGTGCAAGATCCACTGCGAAGAAACAAGATTATGGTGGATCGGAACGATGTTCTCGTTGCAGCACCAGCCAAGATGGGCGAATTGCTTCGGTCTGGGACCTGGATGACCATCCGATATGCTCGCAAGATGAAGCGTCCGGTCTACATCTGCTGGCCGGACGGAACTGTCACCGAGGAGAAACGATGAAGTTCTTCTCGTTCCCGTCTAGCTCGAATCCGAAGCTCACGCATCAGGTCTCGGTCTATCCTGATGGGAAGATCACCTGCACGTGCATGGGATTCAAGACTCCGACGAAATGCTGGCATGTCAAGCAGATCGCCGAGAAGGAAGGTCTCACCGTCGTCATTGGTGGTGAACTCATCCGTCCCACTGCTCCAGTCGAGCAACCTCAGAGTCTGTTCGAGTCGTTGGCAATCCCCATCAAGCCGATGCTTGCATCTGGGATGAAAGACGATGAGGAGCTGAGCGACTTCGATCCCGACAAGTATGTTGGCGAGATCAAATACGATGGTCAGCGGATGATCATCCAGCGTGATGACGAAATCACAGCGTGGAGTCGCGCTGGCAACATCCGTCGTTTGTCGTCAAAGATCATCAAAGCTATCGAGGAAATGCCATATGGGATCTACGATAGTGAGTTGATGATTCCTGGTGGCGTGAGCACGGATGTCGTCCGTCTGGATCTGCTAGAGAAATCGGAGCTCGTTCTGTTCGACATCATGCGAGTAGCTGGTCATTCCTGCACCAGCGAACCGCTTCGCGAGCGACGCAAACTCCTCGAAGCTGCAGTCGTCAACATTCCGAAGAAGAGTCCGGTCACGATCTCCGAGCAGTTCCGTCCGTCAGAGCAAGAACTCAAGAAGATCTGGGATGCTGGTGGTGAGGGAGCTGTCCTGAAGAAGTGGATGTCACAATATCAGGATGGATATCGTTCGAAGGACTGGGTCAAGGTCGTCCAGGAATTTGCTGGTGAAGCAGTCATCACCGAGTTTAAGGAAGGACGTCTCGGTCCTCATTCCATCATCGTCGCCGTCGACAAGGATGGCGTCCAAGTGCGGATGAAGACGCTCAACGATGCGTGGCGAGTGGACTTCGCACTGAATGCTGCGAAGTATATCGGACGAACGATTCGGTTCAAGTATCGGGAGAAGACTCGGGACAAGAAGAAATATCGCCATCCGATGGCTGATCATATCCTCTAACGTTCGGATTCATATCGCCATCGTTCGAGTCGTTGGATTCTCTGTCGCAACTCACGATCGCGATTCAGTTGCCACAATTCGACCTGGGATTGCTGACGATTCTTGGTGTCTGGTGGCGCATACAGAGTCCGATAGATCTGGTCAAGTTCCTCTCGAAGTGCGTTATCTTTGATCTCCCTCGTCTTGATCTCTTGCTGTAATTCAATCGTCAGAAGTCTTGTACGAAAATCAAGACGATAGAGAATTCGTGCTGCCAGAATAACGAGAGCCAACATCATTCCAGCCATGAAGATTTCGATTGACCAGAGCATGATGCGACGAACGACTATCGGTCGAAGCATCGTTGTCTCTCCTCTTGACTCTTCGCGACATTCGAACAAATTCGTTGCAGAAGACGGAATGTTGCTTCAGACTGCGTTACTTCTGATTGATACAACAATTGATTCTTCTCGGAAGCAATCCGCAGTGCTGTTAGTTCGGCTTGAATGGCTGGGAGTGTTTGAGCACCAATGTAGATCAGATATGAGAGCAGAGTTCCAGGAATCCCAACAATGGCGACCACTCGAGCCCACATGGGAAGACTCGAGAAGATCCCATTCTCTTCACGCGAACGACGTTCCGGTCCTTCATATTTCGGCATAAAGCGGGACCGGCCACGGATGAGAGCCGGTCCCATGTCCAAGAAGGTATCTTTGACTACTTCATCTGGATCACCTCCTCACTCAATCTTCTTCGAACTGACTCCGTTGACAGCATCGACCACCTGCTCCAGATTCAGATGGCCGACGTCGCTCGTCGACTTCTTTCGCCACGAATCAATGGAATCGATCACGAGATGCGCTTCGTCGCAGTAAGCACCCATCGCATCCCAAGTCACGAGTCGATTCGGCAATCCCCAGGTGTCGTCGACGTAGACTCCTTCCTCGGAGTATCCGTTGGCCCACATCGAGTGGCCACCCCACGACCCAGCCATCCACTGACCTGTGAACTGCTTGTCGGGAGGAACATCCCAGTGCGCCGGCGGATCAACACCCTGCCAGGCGGCTGGCAGATTGAGACAGATCGCGATTCCCTTCGCTTCGGCGAGAGCAAGTGCTGCCTTCATCTGATCATGATTCTGCGCGTCGATACGCAGATATGCGTCAATGGTGTAGGGATGTCCCTGATCGTCACGGATGGTGGTGTCTTCCTTCCGCCACTGGTCAAGAGCATCCTCTTCGTATGCGCCCTGGTCACCACCACCGTAGAGGCGATTCTCCATGTCCTCGTAGACACGAATGACTTCCTCGTCAGTGATGTTGATGAGTTTATGCTGCTCGAGCTCCTCCATCCGAAGAATGGCCATTGCCTGCTTGGCTCGAGTGCAGTCTCCCAACTGGGTGTTCCCGAACGATCGTGGCGGAAGAGCAGGTTTCTTCTGCCAGTAGATGCAATGCTTCGGGATCTTGATGAACTGGAAGAAGTCGCTGAACTGGAGTGCCTTCCGAGACACTTTCGCCGGCATGCGTCCGAGTCGTCGTTCCGGAACTACGATCTTCTCGTTGGTGTGTTGCTGTTCATTCGCCATTAATCCCTCCGTTAGGAATATCGCAGCACCAGCCATCCTTGCTACCGTAAGAACGACTGATGCTGCGCCCGACGTGACTGAGTGCGAGTCTGGCCACGGCGAGACTAGAGCTGCTTTCCTGCGACGAATGCCGCGAGAGCAGCCAACCCATATTTCACGATCGGTGAATTCCAGAATTCATCCCACTTGGATTTCACCGCAGCACGAAAGTCAGCAAGATGCTGGTCCACAGCCTGAACTTGCTGTTGTAACTGATCAAATCTCGCATTGATGGCAGCTTGCGAGATCTGCATATATGCGAGAATCTGAGTCAAATCTGTTGACGGAAGAGGTGGTGGCGGTGGAGGTGGTGTTGGTGTCGGAATTGGTGTTGGAATCGGAGTCGGGATCGGAGTCGGGACTGGTGTTGGTGTATCGAAGTTGAATGCCACTGGTGTTGCTGCTGGCCACGTTACCACTACCACATTGCTCCGTTCTTGAACCAACGAAACGTCTTTCTTCCGAGCATCGCCAGCAACCACAAAGAACGCAATTTGCTCACCAGCTTGTGGTTGACGAGCCATGATTCCGCAATCGTAGGTCCAGTTCGCTGGAATCTGAAACATCTGACGTTCTGGAATCCACTTCAACACGTCATCACCAGCCGCTTCGAGTGAATACCAATACTCGATTGGACAGGAGACTCGCCATCTGCTCTGAATATTCATCCCGATGCAGAGTGTGTATTGAAGCGCACCATCCCATCCCGGAGGAGTTACGTCTGGCCAACGACCAGGACCATCTTTCTTGTCGAAGTCGATGTGAACTCCATCTTTCCCAAGCGTCAAGCTATGGATGAGAGTGGTGATCGGACGAGAAATCACGTTGGACGGATAACTCGAACAGACATCTGCTCCAGACAGATCTGCACGATCCTGGGCTTCGAGTGGAACGGCAAAGAGAAGGAAGACAACGATGGTGACTTTCATGGTAACTCCTAATCCGATACCGCGTAGATCCTCCGAACGCTGAGTTTACGGATCGGTCCATTGCTCTTCTTCTGAAGCACACCAACGAGACACTGGAATCGTCCTGGACTGTTATCGGTGGCTGATCGTGCTGTTGGGAAGTTGAAGGGATTCTGTGATCCTGCTGCTGATGCAGTGCTAACACGATTCAACACTACTGTGGTGCCATTGACGGTGAATTCTATGCGTCCTGAAAGATATCCATCAACACCAGATGGAATGACGGAGCGAATTCGCATCACATAACGTGTAGATGGAGCAATCGGTGTGAGATAAACTGATGATTCATTCTGTGGTGAACCATCAGGTTGTACCACACCAACCCATCCGGGATCAATGTTGCCGACGAACGACGCATAGCGAATCGAGACGAGTGATAAGTTCAACGCAGGAATCGCAGTAGGAATAGACCCGAGTTGGTGCAATCCGCAACTGATATGAATGTCAGACAACGACTTCGGTGTAAAGATCTCGAACCAGACATCAAAGTTGTTTTCGAGTAAGTCGTATGGTCCACCACCCATCAACAACTTCGCTTCGTTGTTGAGTGTGTTATTCGTCGTTAGGACAGCCCAGGTGCCATTGGAAGTCTGTCCGCGATGGTCTCTCCATGGAGGGATTTCATCGTCGTCAAATAACCCACTCGTGAGTGTCGGTGAACATCCAGCGCCAACCGCCACAGGTGTATTCGTCGTTGGTGCAATGAAACACCACTGTTCGCGACGCTTCGGGAAATCCGTGCTGCTGCCAAATCCAGATTGCGAGATCGCTGCATCAACCAATCCAACCATACTGGTCGGACCAGTGGCGCGAGAATCTTTCGAGTCTGACAGATCAAGAAGAAGATCGTTCAGATCGTAGCGTGCTGCGGAATCTGCACGGATGATATAACGTGGAGATAGAGTATCACTCTCATCGTGGAACTGATTGATGTCTACAGATTGAATGATGAAATCACCTTTGCACGGTGGATTCGACAAATCAACGTGCACGATCTTTCCAGATCGTGGCTTTGGATCCCGAGTCGCATAAGTGATTTGAACAACAGGATTCGAGAAGAGCTGAAGTTCAGTCAGTCCTCGAGAGATCATCTGCTCGGTAGTCGCAAGATCGTTATCATCGATGGTGTATTCGTGAACACCATCAGTTGGCTTTCCCTGACGGTCGAGTTCGACACGACCAACACGACGTTGTGAATCTTTGTCGTCTAATTGGACATAGGGACGAATCGGCGTTCCGCCACCATATTTCCAATCACCTTGCAGAATCGGATCAACCAGTGGGCGTGCGAGAATAAGATTGGCTTTGCCGACAGTCGCGTCGACAGTGTAATAGTCCAGTACACGAGAACCAATGATGAATTGTCCAGGTCCCGATGTATTAAACATCGAGACATCACCAACATACACTTTCTGATCCCCGACTGCCGCATCTTTCGTGACGATCGTGCCTTTCCCTTTTACGATGATTCGATTACGAAGCTGACTCACACTGATCGTCGGAACGAATGGAGGATCTTTCAAGAGATCTGTATTCGTATCGTTGATATCGTCTGGCTTGAGTTCATCTTCGAGCCATGGACCGTCAACGTGATTTTGTGGAGTATCTGCAACACCAGTCAGCAGTGGTGTACCAACTGGAAGATCTCCTGTCCCACCGGTGAGACCTGCGCCAATCTGAATGTTGATGGGACCAGTGCTCGTGTTGTCGATGATGATCCAAACGAGATTCGTGTGACCTGGTAAGAAGTCAGGATTGCCAGGAAGTGGAGGATTCGCAGGAATCACCTGCGATGCGTAGATCTTCCGATACACACATGGTACACCATTAATACTCGGAAAAGTTGGCAACTGGTCGATCGTCGATTGATGCAATCCATCGAGTAGAACCGCAGCAGATGCTGGACTTGGATAAGACTCGGTGTTGTCCTGATAAACACCAGAGATCTTCACAGCCCAATATCCGGGATTCGGTCCCAGTGGGACAGCATTCGTCGAATCAATCAGCGTTGAACTCTGTGTAAACTGCGGAGCAGTCAGCGGTCCGAATGGTGGATTCACGTTCGCGACAACTGGCGCATCGAAGGTGTGCGATAACGCCAACACAATCGGACCAGTCGTTGTGTTGTCGTTGATAAGATTAAAACCAGACCATCCCTTACCACCAACATGTGAATCACTGTAGCGATAGTAATAGATGCGCCGAGCTTTCGCAACATAGCCAGTGAGTGCTGGCGCAAGCGGGATGTTCGTGAACGATGGTCGTTTTGTCGTGAGATAAATGGCGTTAGAGATTGGGCTAAATGCCGACTGGATGAATTGGCCCGTCGTCATGTTCTCGAGATATGACGCCAGATCTGCCGTTGCGTAGAAGACATCACCTGCGACAAGATGACCAAACAATTCGTACTGAGAAATCTGAACACCATTGGAATGGTAACCGACCCACCCTCGATTGGTGCCGGCGATCGCTGGGATTGAACTTCGAGTACCACTCAATGAATCAAATCTCGTTGGATTCAATGTATAGGGCATTATGAAGTTCTGACCAGCTGCTAGATTATTCGCGATCCGATGCCATGTTGCGCCAGCATCTCGTGATGCGTAGAGATTGACTCCAGACGCACCATTCAATTGACTTGGGCAAATAACAGCAGCTCCGATTAATCCAACTCCCGGAAGTTGAGCAGAACTCGTGAATACCCAACTCCCAAACACAGATCCGAAATCGGTCTCACCTCCATTGAGGAATGTGCCTGTCGCTTTGAAAGAAACAGTGTCGCCGTTTTGCCATCCAGGAATCGCTTGACCCCAACCTTGCAAGGCTTCAGAAAGTGATCGAACAGATCCACCAGTTGGCGGTCCTGTATCAGGAGTGCTAGTAACAGGATACGATGCCGGACCAATAGCAATCTGTCCGGTCAATGCTGCCTCTGCAGCTTGATCAGACAATTGAACCATTCCTGTTCCTGGCGCAACAGGACTGAATGATCCCGGCGGAGTCGTGAATGTGATCGCCTTGCCGTAGTAGCTGGCCGATGCGAAGACATACCAACCAGGAACGAATCCTTCGCTGGAATCAACTGCTGTGGAACTTTCGGACACCACCATTGGCGTCCCAGGTCCGACTTGTAATGGAGAAGAAATCAGAACAGGAGTCGCATTCGTTGGCATTCCAGGCAACAATGGCGATGTTTTCTTCTTCATGTGGAAGAAGTGCATATCGCGATCGTAGTCTAGATACCAATGACCTTCTCCAAGTTGCTGCGCAAGATACGACAAGCATGTTGTGAAATCACTACCACCATCAAAAACAACAGACACTCGTGCAAGATTTGTTTGGACGTGATTCGTGGAAACCCACGGATGATAACGAGTGCACAAATCAATCACGACATCACTAATCGACGCATTCACATACGTTCCGAATGGACGTCGATTGTTCAAGCGCCATGTGTAGTCAATACATGATACTCGCCAGACGACATTCTTTGTATCGTCTTCGTATTCCTGTGTAACATCCTGAACAGTGCCAGCAAAGACTGTATATCCACGATCAACAAACGATACTTCTTGTAGAACTTCTGGTGGGAGGGCACCACCATCTACTGAGAAGTGACAGGTATTTGGAGCATTGTTGAGACGATCTTGAATTGAGATTGATGGAACGCGACGAATATTCTGTAGACGGATCTGTTCAGTATATCGGAATCCACTATCGAGTGTTGCGCTTAATCCGTCAGGAGCTGTGATGACAACATCGACGGATCCGATGGCATGAGGAGGAATCTGCAATGCATAATGCTGACTATCAACAAACACGAGATTCGTTGCAGCGACACCACCAAATGTGATCGTGCTGCCTGTGACAAAGTTCTGACCAGTAATAACAGCTTGACGACCACCACCAAGATCTGACCAGTCTGGATCAATATAGAGAATAGCTGGCGAATAATATGTGAACGCATTATCAAGAGTGAAGCTGTTGCCGTCGAGATTCTGAACAGTAACACTGACGAGTCCTTCATCGTGTGGTGGAGTAACCGCTGTGATCTGATTTGAATTGACAACGACAACACTTTGCGCATTGTTGCCGCCAATAAGAACAACAGCACCAGCAGCAAATCCACTACCGTTGATCGTGATCGCAGTCCCACCAACCGGTCGGCCAGCATTTGGTGTGAGATAGGTTATCGATGGGAGACCACTAGCAGACCACGGAACATAAGTCTGGCCAAGGAAACCCGGTCCTCGGCCAGGCTTTCTGAAGATTCGACCCACGGATTAATTGTCCATCGAAACAGACAACTGATGCAGCGTCACACTGCCTGTTGTCAATGTTTGCGTGAAGAACAGATCGAAGGCCTCTTGGATCGTCGCGTCAAAGTTGCCGCCAACTGCCGGCGCAGAGTTCCACGGCAACATCGCCGTAATCGCACCATGCGGAACCGCTGCAGCAACACCGGAAACGTTCGGAGACGTCCACTTCCCCTGCCCGAAGAAATTTGCCGCGTTCCCGGCGGTGCGTAGGGTCAGCAGAATCTCAAGTTCCCAACTCTGATTCGTGTATGCGTTCGCTCCGTCGAGCGCAATCGCAAGACTGTCAAACACCACTGTGCCGCCGAGACGAACATCGAATCGAGCAGTTCCCGGAGATGTCACGACTGTGCTGATCCGACCCCACGCTTTGATGCAGAGTTGCTGACCGATTGTGTCGAAGAATCCTGGCTGAAAGGCAAACTTCGACTGCGTCGGCAACAACGACGTCGCCGCTGCTGCTGTAATTGCCGCTCCATCGACTGGAGCGATCTTGATAACTTCACGCCATGATTGATGCGACATTGGTAGCTCCTAAGCTGCTGGGAACAGACGTTGAGATTTCAATTGACGCATGATAATATCACTGATCTTTCGAGCGCTGTCTTCTGCTGTTCCATTCACATAGATATGATTCGTTATCGCAACACTGTTCGAAGCAGCAGATGGTGGTGACGTTCCGTGTGGATAGACAGCACTCCCGATTGGCATTCGAACAACTTCAGGACCACCTTCGCCAACCATGACGTCAACAACACCACCAGATTGGAATCCGGGGATCTTGGGACCTTGTGGTGGCGGAAGAGGACCACTCGAACCGGATTTCATGTTCGCGAAAATCGCAAGAATCTCTTGGAACGAATATCCTTGCTGGGCCAACCGATAGGCCATGTTCATGTCGATATTCGATCCCTGACCAGAAGGATTCCATCCGCCGGACGTTATGACATTCTGCAGTGCTTGTTGGAAGTTCTGTGACGTGACGTTGAATGAACCACCGAGTGCTCGAGTCTTCGCGATTTGCGCGTCCAAGTCTTTATCGAGTTTGTCGAGATAAGTCAGATAGTTCTGCGCACCGTCAGCTGCTGCCTTATGCGCAATGACCGACTCGTGTCCATAGTTTCGGATAGCATCTTGCAGATCCATGATCTTCTGCTTTTGCGCATCCCAAACATCTCGTGAGAAGGTGAGACTGCTGCCAAACATCTTGTCCCACACATCTTGCGCATCTTTCAATTGACCTTCGAGCACTTCACGAGATTTCTCTCGAACTGATGACCAGTCCTTGTTCAGTGCTTCAGTCTTTTCGGCAGCAATTGAGTTGATGAGATTGTATTGCTTGGTCCACTCATCACCAACTGCTTTGATGTTGTCAATTGCGGTTTCGCGCCACAGCTCGATCTTATTCTTCTGATGTTGTAACGATGTTGTCGAGTTCTGATCAAGCAGATCGTAATACTCATCCCACAGTTTTGTGGATTCAACAACGACCTGATCCTGATATTTCAATTCCTCGGCAACTGCCTTGACTTGATGCTGCGTTGCACCAAGATAGATTGCGATCTTGTCTTGTGCAACACCTGCCTTAACAAGCAACTCTATGTTTTCAAGAAGTGACTGATCCATCTGGTCGATTGTTTCACGCCAACCAGCACCAGCACTCTCGACTTCTTTCTGAGCTTCGGTGTATTTCTTTGTTTCCTTGTCGAGTTCCTTGAATCCTTCCTTGAGTTGATTGACTTGCTGAGATGTGAGACCAAGTGCTTTGGCGATATTGTCAGTGCTGACACCAGCATCAACCATGTCTTTCGCGAGACCCTTGGTTGCGTCATCGATGCCTGATATGTCAACACCTTCAAATGCTTTGTTTACAGCATCCCAGGCATCAGCATATCGAACAGCTTCAGCTTCTGCTGATCTCAGTTCCGCAGCAAGATCGTGGACTTCATCGACTGTCAAACCTGTTTGCTCAGCAACAACTTTCTGATTGAAGCCAAGTTTTAACATGCTTGTTGCGACGATTTCAGCTTGCTCGCCAAGATCCTTGCTCTCTTCCGATGCATCTTTCCACAACTTGTTGACTGTATCCTGAACAGCAGCAAGTCGTTCTTCTTCGTTTGCTGTTTCGCCGAAAAGTCCTTTAAGTGCTACCCATCCACCAGATATGAGACCACCAAGATCCGCGATATGTTCGAACGCGAGAACAGTTCGAGAAGCCACTTCGATGAGAGCTGTCATTGCTGGTAACAACGAAACACCAATCGTTGTCACCATAGTTTGGAATTCCACTCCAAGAGTTTTGGTTGACTCCTGGAATTCCTCACTTGCTTTCACGTCTTCGTCGGTCCACACATAGGCAACTTCTTTGGCCTTCTCTTGCAGATCATCGAAGTTCTTCAGAAGGAATGGCATATTCTCGCGAGCGCCACGACCCATGACTGCGATTGCATCAGACATGAGGGTGGTGCTGCCAGCGGAATTGTGCATCGCTTCCGAGAGCAACTTGATTCGTTCGGTAGGATCTGAATCACGGAACGCATCAGCACTGACACCGAGATGGCCAAGTGCCGCATCAAACTTTTCAGCTGCTGGTCCAGTCGCGTCCATACGACGCTGCATCTGGAACAACATGTTCTGGAGACTGTCAAGACTACTTCCACCAATTTGCGCAGTCGCAGCAAGCTGTCCAACACTGTCGACTGCAGCACCAGTCAGACGAGAGAAGTTGAGAACATTCTCACCAGCTTCCGATGCCTTCTCTGCGAACTCGAAGCACGCAACAGCAGCACCAGTGAGAGCCGCGCCGACACCAAGAACACCAGTGCCGAATTCAGCAAACTTCTCACCCATCCCGCCGACAACTTCAGATACCTCGCCAAATCCCGGGATGACACGATCGACGAAGTTCTTGACTCCGTCAAACGCTTTACTGAGAACAGCTGTCCAGTCGTCGATCAGTTCGAGTCGACCAGATGCGTTTCCAACTTCTGCCATCTAGGATGCCTTCTTCTTGGAAAGCAACGCATTACTGACGTAGATCCACGAATCAATCATGCGTTCCTGATACTCAACAGACTGCTTCATTTCTGGTGCCGGTCGGTTGAGAGGATCGTCACCAAAGTGAAGCAAGAAGTCTTCAACTCGCCAGCGATTATTTCCTTTCGTCGCGATGTGGTACAACGCCTCGACAATCTGCGCAGAGTGATAACTCGCACGAGTGTCAGAGTCGGGATTAAGTTCACGATATACTCGCCACTCGAGGAACTGTTTCCACGAGAGTTCCTCGAGCATCCGATCTACATCTACGCGACCGAGGAAATGGGCGAGGTCGTAGGCCTCGCGGCGGAGGCTGCCTCGCCCAAGCGATTTTTTAGTTGCTGTAATTGCTCCGGCAACATGCCGTTGAGTCGCATCGCGACTCGTTGCAGACGATCGAGCGGTTCCATGCTCTTGGTCCGAAGCTCAGCAATCGCTTGCTCGAATTCCTCGTCGTTGGTGAACGGGAACAAGCGATTGCCTTGGTCATCGTGAGCACAGAAAACAAACATCACGAACATTCCATCGCTCTTCGGTCGATTCGACATGATGTTCGTAAGCTTGATAATGTCGCCAGCCTGGAGACGATGGAGGCGAACCATCCCAGATTCGCCGTTCGAGTCTGGCCACTCGGGAACTATCTCGTCCTGGTAAGGCAGATCCCTCGCACCGATGATGTCTTGCCGAGTGAGAAAGCCCATCGTTTCCTCCTAGGAACTGGCGCCGATGATCGCGATGTCGAAGTCGACTCCACTTCCCGACGAACTGTTCGCAAGATGGAGGATGTCGCCGGTGCCGGCGGTGACTGGCCACCCAGTGGCGTCTGGTGCGATCATCGCCAGAATTCCTCCTGGCTTGACCGCGACTGTGTGAGCAGCCGCACCGAATGGCCCGACGAACTGGTTTGATGCCGCATTGCCGACAACGACGTTGTTCACGTTGGCGGCAGCGGCAATGATGATGATCGCCTTCACGCGAACCATCGTGATGACCGCTCCGAAGATGTCGGTCAACGAGCCAGCGAGATCAAGATCCTGCGTTCCGCTGGCAGCGATCGTGAAATGGTTGCTGTAGAGACGATCGGCCTGATTCAGACCAGAACCGTTGGCGAACGCAACGTCCGTCCGACGATCGATCTTGCCAGAACTGTCGGCTAAGCCGACCGTATTGGTCAGAACCAGGTTCATGACGAGCGAAAGTTTTCCGGTCAGTATCATGTTGACTCGCTCCTTTGTTCAGACTTACGCCTCGACAACGACGCTGGCCCAGGTCAGAGCGAGACTTGCACCCTGCTTCGCATCGACCGGAGCAGGATCGAACTTGAACATCTGGACGTATGCGTCTCCGGTTCGAGTCTTGCCGGACGGAAAGAGAATGCGCCACGCGTTCTTCACGTTGTTGGTGATGTCGGCGAGGATGTTGATGTGAGTCGCGTCGCTCGCGACGTAGTTGATCTTCAGCGTCGGATCGGCCTGACGAAGAAGACCGAGCACGTGGGATTCCGATCCGTCGTTGTGGGTTGACGTTTCGATCTTGTTTCGGCTCATCCCACCAGGATCGACTTCGGTGATCTCACCGATCGTCACCCACGCCGTCGTTCCAGCACCAGCCGAACGCTGAACGACGATTCCAGTTGCTGTGACGGCATTGCTCATTGATCTCCTCCCTTAGACGAATTGACTGGTGGCATCGGATTGATACCATTCGCTCTTAGCAAATCCTGGAGACGTTCGAGTTCGGCTGACATCTTGGCGATCTGCAACGTCAGTTCGCCAATCATCAGCTTCGCGAAATAGTCGGTGTCCTTCTTCAACATTACGTTCCAACTGGCGCAGATGCTTGGCTCGTGATGATTCCTGCTGTATCAATCACGAGATATCGTTTGCCCGTAGCAGCGGAAGCAATTGCGTTCGCCAATGCCTTGATACCAGTAACACTCTGACCACCAAGCACCAACTGGTCAGACGCATTGATGTAAGGCAATTCGATGTAGCCACTTCCTGCTGCGTTGAGTTGCTTCGCCCAATAGTAGTTGTTTGCTGCGATCGTCATCAACGCGCTGTTGATGATCTGCATCTGGGCTTGCGACCACTTGAAGTATTGCGTTCCGTTCGGACCAAGATAACTGAAACCAACTGCTTGAATGTTGACGGTCGCATCGGTCAGATAACCGCCGTTCGTGCGATTGATCTGAATCTGAATCGGACGGAAGCTAGCACCAGTCGCGTCGTAATACTGCCAGTGCGCTTCGATGAATGGACCAGGATTCCCACCACCTGGTGCGTAATATGGCTCGATGCGATATTCAAATGCTGGCTGCGTTTGGTCAGCACGACCACCACCTGGCGTCGTGTTGTAACCCATCGTGAAAACATGATTTCCACGATTAGAATCTCCCGGATTGGCCACATAGCCAATACAGAAGTTGAAGTGACCAACAGCACCGTGGTCACCAATTTTCGCCTGAAGGAACTGACCAATGCCAGTGGCTGGAATCGGCAACTTCGGACCAGCAGTCCAACTGACACCATCGGAAGCAACGGTCGAGTCGCGTTGAAGAAGATATCCATCCGCTGCTGATTGGTTGTCGAACACTCGAGTCAGAAGATCTGCGATCGCGTTCCACTCTGACGGCTGCAACTTTGACAGATCAGTCGCAGGATCCGGCTTCGTCGAATGGAACAAAGCAGGAACTAAGGTCATGTTAGATCCACGAATTGTTGCCTGTATCAACCCAACCAGTATCGAACCACTCGATTCCTGGCTCTATCGTCGCATCGAAGTTGAACGCGATTCGCACTCGCTTTCCAGTCTCATCCAGTCCCATCGGGAACGGAGTTTGACGCATATGTGTATCGCGCCACTTGTGACCATTAACGATTGCGTTTCGAATCGGGAAGACCACGCTCCAAATCGCCCATGCTCTGGCGACCGCAAGATCAAACGATTCAGCACGGACCATCACTTGCATCGATGGTTTGATCCATGCTGGTTGACTATAATCGTTGTGGATAAGTTCGGGAGCAGAGCCACCAGTTTCGACGAACGACGTAAAAGGACCAGCACCACCAGGAATGACTGCTTTCGGACCCTGAAAGAGATTTGTGCCGTAAGTCCCGAGATTGTTTTGTTGCACCAACTGAATGAAGTCCTCAGCAAACATCTCAGCCTTCGAACATCTTCGCCATGTTCAATCGTCGCGCAACACGATCTGCAAGATACGGAGCACTTTCACGCAGAGGATTCTCGATGTATTTCGGACCACCCACTGCGTGGAATGCATCAAGATCTTCGTGAACGATCAGTGCATAGTCATCTTGCGCAGGATCAGTCGCAACAAGTACATAGATCCGATTGCCTTCCTGCATCGGACCTTCGAGGTGAATTCCGTCACGAAGATTTCCTGTATCGACAGGAGTCACTGCTTGGCATTCCGCGACTTCGATCAATCCTTCCTCTACCAGAGCATCAGCAAACTGTTGCGGAGCGACAACCATTGCTCGTCGCAAACCTCTCAACATTTTGCTGGCGTCGATCTTGAAGTCAACCTTAGCCAAGAAACACCTGTGTCAGCACAGGAAGAGTCGCACTTGATTCAACATACGGACCTGACATGTCAAGAATCGGGCCAGTCGTTCCATCTGGCAACGTGATCCGATCCTGATCGTTGACGATCACAGTCGGATCCAGAAACGTCACTGATGCTCGACTCACCGTGAGTTCGCCTTCGGCAGTTCGTACTTGACGTCGTTCCCAATTGACAATCGCTGGCCGATGAACAGGAGCAGCGAAAGTATGGTCGCCAGATCCTGTTTCACCAGTGTACGATTCGTGAATTACCGTTGGTTGCATGTCACTCGTCAGACTGTTCGCCACTCCGACGAGCTTACGGATTGCCGTCCCGAGTCCCACCCATTGCCTCCAGAACGAATGGACGACGAACCATTGGACGCTTATACCACGATGGCACAAGAAGTTGTCGAACGAGATCCGGAACAGCAGCTGATTTCCACTGATATTCCGGACCTGTTTCAAGATTGTCTGCGTCGCGAAGATCGATTGAACTGCCTTTCGCACCACTATCGGAGAAGCGGAGATTGACCGGACCCGCACCCAATCCGGTGAGACCGAACTTGCGAATCGCATCATCCTCAGTTCGATCTTCGTCAATCATCTGCAAACTAAATTCAGCAGTCGCGTTCTTGAGTTCAACCGGAAGAGTCATCGTGCCAATTGCTCGACCATTCCGATTGACTTGACCTTGCATCGGCCACGGAAGTGCTTGCGCATCGGTTGTAGGAATGCCAGTCCAGACGAAATAAGCGTTGATCGCGCGAGTTCCTTCGATTGCCGCAACAGTGAGAACAGCATCACTTGCTGCTGCAACTGCTGCAGAGACGTGACTCTTTGTAGCAATGTAGTCCTTGAACTCCTGCAGAGTGATGTAACTGTTTGCAGAAGCGCCAGCAGGAGTTGCGTCAATTGTTGGCATACGCTAAGGGAGTCAACGATCTCGCACGTCGTTGACTCCCATTCCTCCTACAACCGCTGAGCGGTGCCAGCGGGATCCGCAGTGATCGTCCCGTGAGAGTAGTCCTCCGTTGCGATCCGCTGGAGGCCAGCACCGACGCCAGCTGCCTTGGCTTCCGCAGAAGCCTTGTCGGCCTGTGCCCGAAGCGACTCTTCGGATGGTTCGACAGTCTTCGCTGCCTCGATTCGAGCACGCTCGTTCGCGGAACGAGGCTTGAACTCGTCCTTGTCGTCGACAGCTTCGAACTTGTCGCGAAAGGCACGAGCCTGATGCTCGTTGAGATGGACGACCTCGCCGGGGAGGATGAGTCCACGACCAGCTTCGAAGTGACTGCCGAAACCGTCCTTGAGACGAAACGCCTTCGTCTTCGGTTCCTGCGGCTGCTCACCGACGTGGCCCATTCCCGACGAACCACGATCTTCCATGCCGGCACGCGACGACGTCTGGCTTTCGCGAGAAGCCTTCGCGTCCTTCTCGGCTGCCTCGCGAGCAGCCTTCTCCGATGCTTCCTTCGCAGCAGCCTCCTTCGCCGGATCGGGATTCTTGTCGCCGACAGTGGCAGGCGGCGACGAATTCTTGGCTTCGGTCATGATTCCTCCCCTACGACATGTGGACGATGCCCGACCGCGCGTTGATGTCCGCACGAACGAGCGGGACGCCGATCTGGAACGCCTTGAAGTTGATGTGGAACCCACCCTGGATATCCCACTGAACAGTCTGGAGCGGTTCGCCCTGGACCCAGACCACAGTGTCCTCGGACATCTGGACCAGAACGACGTTGTTCGCCGGCAACTGATCGACGACCTGAATCTTCTGCAGTCCGTCAATCTGAAGCAAACGCTGGCGAATCGTGAGCGTCGAGTTCGCCTTGAAGTCGGCATCAAGACCGACGTTCGAGTTCCGTGGAACGTAGAGAACCCACGGACCATACTGACGAGCAGTGACCGACGCACTGATCATCGCCAGCACGTCGTTCAGGATGTCGGTTCCGGTCTTCGCAGCCTGAACCCAGTTGCCGTTCGTGCCGAACGTCATCGTGTTGCGATTCGGGTGGGTGGTGTATCCGTAGATCGGAACACCGACGAACACCTTGCCACCCTGGAATAGCATCTGCTCGGCCATCTGACCGACGACCGTGCCGGCGATGCGCGAACCAGCAGTGTCAAGCGGTTCGCCACGCGTCCGCGACGCTGTGAGCGTCCGAAGGTTCAGATACCAGTCCTTGTGAGTGATCGGGAGAGGCAGCGAAGCGAGTTCGAACTCGAGCCGATCCATCTCGGTTCGAGTGACGCCATCCATGGAGACCGTCGCCGGATCCATGAATCCCATCTTCTCGTACGAGAGGAGCGTCTTGCCGAGTGAATTCGCAACCGGCCTCACGAGACCGGCGGAGATGAGATCGGCGACCCCACGAAGCTGGATCGTTGCGGCCTGGACGATCGACTGATCGAAGATACGCCACTCATCCGCGAGCAACGTATCGTTGGTCCGGAGAACAGAAGCATTCAGTGGCCGACCTTCGGCCGCTGCACGCGCCATCTGCTCTCCTGCCCACCGACCACTGGCCGCGTTGTAGAACACGCGGCCCTCGTCGACTCCGCCTCCACTCAAGTCGTGGGAAGCGATTCCTTCCATCTGATCTTCTCCTCTTCTAGCGCGGAATCGCGCTTCCTAGATGATCTCGGCGCGGATGAACGATTCGGCGCCGAGTGCTCCACCAGACGACTCGAGCGAACGAGCGAGAATGACTCCGGTCGTGAACTTGCGGAGTGTTCCGTCACCGGCCGACTCGAGCTTGTCGCCGGCAACGATGTTCACACCAGCTGCGCATCGCACGTTGACACGCATGCCAGGAGCGAACGAACCGATCTTGACCGTGTCGCCAACGGCATAGTTCGCCGCCGGAGCATAGACCGACTTGTGCGAATCGTCGACGCCAGCACCCATCTCGTCACGTTCGAGTGCGAAAGTGCGCTGGCAAAGACCTCCGGCCACCGCGTGCGGTGCAACCGACGTGACTCCGTCAACGAGATGTCCCGGCTTGATGGTCGCCGAGGCAACGCCGTCCTCGTTGATGATCGGTTCTCCTCGAAGAACGATCACTCGCTTGTTGGCAACCGCCATTGCATGCTCTCCTTTCTGCTGAGGACGACGTTACTTCGTCGCCTGGTTTCCGTTACCTGCCGACTTCGCCGGCAGACCATCGCGTGCACGAATCGCGTCTTCGAGACTCGGCGGAGCCGGGACCGTGTTCTGCTTCGCGTCGCGCGGGACGCCAGCGCCACGACCGGAGTAGTCGACCGGAGCTGCTGTCGACTTGACGAGCTTGTCAAGGTTCTCGAGCTCCTCGATCGACATCGTCTTGAGTTTGTCCTCGGAATAGACGGACTGTGCCGTCTTGAGACCGGCGACGAGCTCGTCCTTCTTCTTCTGATCCGCAGTCTTCTGCCGCGAGACCATATCGCGAATCGACGCCGGAGCGGTCTTGAGCCACTCTTCTTCGGTCTGAGGCTGCTTCGCTGCTTCGTCGGCCGCTGCCTTGTCGGCTGCCGCCTTGTCCGCTGCTGCCTTCTCGTCGGCAGCTTTCTTGTCCGCCGCTGCCTTGAGATCGTTGGCCTGCTTCTCGAACGTCTCGAGAAGACCATCCGACGCCGCCTCGAGCACCTTCGGCTCCTTGACGGTGTTGTGGGGATGCGCGAGCAACGCCTTGATCCTTTCTGCCCTTGTCATGCTGTCTCCCTTCGCGGCTCCACAGCCGCATCCATGCTCCGCAGCCGCTCTCGGAGCAGCACATTCTGCACCGAGCTTGACGGAGTTGTCGTGCATACTCTGAATTGCTTCCTGATCTTTCTTCGAGTGTCGAGCTCCCTTGGCGTAACGAGGATCTTCGTTCCCATTGGCGTTCATCTCTTCGAGCATGTCCTCAAGCAACATGCCAGAACAGATGTCGCCAATGCCGTAGACGGCGGACATCATCTGCGAGCAGTAGCTGAGAAGCGAACGCACTCGCGCATTCTCGACTTCCTCCTCAGCATCCTCCTGAGCAGCAGTCTCGGTCGGATTCTCCTGCTCGTCAGCAATGAGATCGGCGATGAGTTTTTTCGCCGACGCAGCATTGGTGGTGACCTGGTCAATCAGGCCAGAGAGAGTGTTGTACTGAATGAGTTCGGCTGCTTCCTCAGCAGCTGCCTCTTCAGGTGAATCCTGCAGACCGACGAGCACGGCCGCAAGATTCTTGATCCGTTCGCGGAAGGTCTTGCGCTTGTCATCGGCCATTGAAGCTCCTTGCGCACTTCGTTTGTCCGCTTGTTTTTCGTGGTGGTACATCATCCGTCGATGATATTTCGCTGCTTGTTCATGATGATTGATTGCTTCAGTCTTGCTTCCTTCTTTACTGCTTTTCACAGCTTCTTTGCTGTGATCAGCAGCTGAAGCATTATCATCATGACCACCAAGAGAACCAGTTCCTTTGGAAGTCTTCACAGCATCTTGTGTAACAGAATTCGCTTCTTTCGTCGATACAGCAGCATTCGGGCTTCCATTTGCATGGTCTTGAGAAGCTTGCTCGTGAGCTTCTGCAGCATCTTTATGAGCACGAGCAGCATCTTTATGACCAGCTTTGGTATCACCACTTGGGTGAGGTCCGCTACCTGGTCCTCCTGCTGTAATCAACGACATTCCTTTCGCCGTCACCAGATGGACCATCGCGTTTCGTGGCGTTCCGCATCCCATGGCGACGGAACACGCACCGATGTCACCTTCGGGAAGCAACGCCAGATGATCTGGAACGATAGATCGCCAAATCGCATTGTATCGCTTTCCGTTGTAGGTTCCTGCTTTCTCCTCAGCAACCACGTAGCAACCGACCGAGACTTCGATCGTTTCGCCTCGCTTGATTCGCTCGAGGATTCGAAGTGCGTCATCGCCGACTTCCTTCGCGCGATCGGGATCCAACCACGCTTCCATCTCGAGCTTGCGGTCCTTGGCCTCGGCATTGAACACAAGACCGAACGCGTGCTGCTCGAGTGTTCGTGGTGTATTGCCTGAGACTTGAGTTCCGCCGTCCTCTGGATGGCCAGCGAACGTCGGTCGTCCGTTCCATCCTTGAGGAGCCATGTGGAATTCCTCCGCGAGCACGAGCTCGGGAGTTTCCGCATTGATGGGATAGATGACACCTTCGACGAGAGCAACGACCGGCACCACCACGTGTTCCTTCTTCTGGAACACAGCAGTCCTGATGGTTCCCGTCGCACCTCGGAGATGCAGATTGCGAAGCACTCGTTTCATACTGCTCGTCCTTGCAGAAGACGAATGAGAATCACGATGATAACAACCAGCAAGAGAAGATGGATCGCACTTCCCACTCCATAGGCGAAACCACCTGCCCAGAGAATGAGAAGAATGATCAGCAGTGCAATGATCGGATCCATAACAGCCTCACGGGATGTTGGTTCCCGTTAACGCGATGTACATCGAACCTTGCGAGAAGTTCGTGACAGTTCCGTTGCCGATGTTGCCAGTGCCGGACGTCATGCGCAACACGATATTCGTCGACGCGGTCCACGACGGAAGATCACCGATTTCGGTCGGAGTCGTTGATGGTGCCAACGAAGCACCCAATTGTGCAGCTGTGGTTCCGAACTGACCAGTCGCTGCATCAGCATCGACCGATAGCAGATATTGGTTGCCACCCGCAGTCTTGCCGATCACGAACGACAGTGTCGACGTCGTGCAAACTGACGCACACGCGAACGTCGTCGTAAGATCAACCATCACGTGCTGCACAAACGTCCGCGGATTAGTGGTAAAGATCGTGACGTCACATGTTACGGCAGCACAGACAAACGCAGTTCGGTCAACAGTTTCGGCGATCGTGAACGTGCGCGAAGTTGGTGTTGCATTCGCATTCGGTGAAATCGCGCCACCAGCACCAAATCCGAATCCTGTTGACGATGGAAAGATATTGCCGGCCTGAATGTTTCCACCAGCAATAATGCTCCCACCAAGATACATATGCCGTGGTCGAGTTGCACCACTAGCACCAATGTCGTAGATGTTGTCTGGTGAGAAAGTAAGTGGCTGATTCAATGGCGACGAGATGCCATTGTTTCGAGCACCACCACCATTCAATCGCTGTGCAATTGCCGGCGCGATGGCAATACCGAGAATCGCGATTGCGATCGAGATCTTCAGTTGCAAACGATCCATGTGCTCACCGTTCCGCCAACGATGGCGGTTGAGATTCGCGTGCGAACGGCACGATGAACGCCAGTAATCTGATAGACGTCTTCTTTGTTCGCAGCAGTCCAGCTGACCACCTGCTCCGATGCCCAAGTGCCAGCGAATGCATCCTGATCGGCAGTCTCGATCGTGACCGCACCGGCGGACGTGCCGGTGCTCCAGATCACGTAGACAGCAGTCTCGCGACACCGAACCATGTCAGCAGCGGACGCGACGACCGACGTTCCGCCAGCTGATTGGGCATTCAGCAGCTGCGCATTGACACGATTGTCTTCCACCGCTCGAAGTCGGTCAACAGACGACAGGAAGAAGACATTGATGAGAGTGACCACCACTGCGATGGTCAGTGGAATGAAATCCAGTGCTCGTAAGATCTTCTTCAACATCCTTCCTCCTATACGATCGGATATCCGACCGCACCAGTGTCGCCTGGCTTCAGATCCACCACCGTATCCGGTGCGAACGTCGTTGCTTTCACGGCATCCCAACCCGACGCACCACCATCGATCTTGACTCCGTATTTCGTAACCGGGAGCACTGCGTTCCGGACGGTCAGACCAACTGGTGGTTTGATGAAATAGAATTGAGCCTGCAGATTCTTTCCAGCTGCCGTGAACCCATCGATCGTGACTTTCTGCGGACCCTTGTTGAACAAGAAGATCCGACCCTGTCCCTTCCAGGGACCAGTGGGATCAAGATCCGATGCCATCACGTTGCGGATGGTGATGTCCATGAGCGGACCAGACGGATTCGTATCGTCCTGCCCAAGCAGATTAAACGCACCACCACCGAATCGCATGAGGCAACGTTCGAGTAGAACTCGTTGAACCGATGAGAACGGAGCCGTGTTGTTCTGGTTCCGTGGTGTGAGCAAGCAGACATATCCGGTGGATCCACCAGAGATTCCTGCATATTCCATCACGGTATCCTGAACGGTCACGTCGACAGCATTCTTCAGCTCGAGCGCCGTCTTAATCTGGGCTCCGAGAGTGTACCAGTTGGGGTTCTTGGAGAGGATGCACTTTTGAATCTGGATCTTCTGTGGTGTTCGCGAAGGGTTAGCAGGATCAGCACCGCCAAAGAGAATAGACTGAGCACCACCACCGAGATAACTGTTGTTGACCAAGAGGCCATTAGTTCCATCCCAGCCGCCGATGGCAGCGGCATCACGACCGACGAGCCAACACTCGTCGATGAATGAATCAGTGATAATGGCGTCAGTGCCGTGAGGACAGAATCCACGATGCTGACCTTTCGCTGGGTCGCCGATGCTGACACACTGTTCGAAGACGAACCGGAGACCGTTGTCCACAACAATGGTCTGCTGCGGATCGGTCGATTTAAAGCACATACCACGGAAGATTGCGTCCGTGGCCTTGTTGGTCAGAGTCTGACCAGAACTAATGATCGTGACGGGACAGAGATTCGGTGTGATACGACCTGGTGGCAGGATGAGATTGCTTTCCCACGTCAGACGCTTCGTGGAGTTCAGCACTCCGTTGTAGGTTCCGGGTTCGAGTTGAAGTGTTGACCCTTCGGGTGCTGAATCATGGACCGATTGAAGAAGAGCACCAGCAGTAACCGGAATGATATTGTTCGTCGGCGGAGGTGGCGGTGGTGCTTGGAGTTCAACCAGAGCTTGTTGTAGCAGTTGGATCGCTTTGTCGACGCTCATGATTCCTTCAGATAAACATCAGCAGCAGCACGCACTGCTTCGATTGATTTCCGACTTTCACGAGTGAAGCCACCAACACCATCTGGCCAGATTTGCGTGTTGGCACCCTTGAGCATTGCTGACTGCTGACATGCAAGAACAAGGTAAGCGAATGCTTCTTCCGGCATGTTGATCAATTCAATCAGCAACGGTCGCCGACGGAGATCGATGTAAACGACTTCTTCCATCACGCGACCTTTCGCTGATATGCCTTACCAGTGAAACCGAACCGAGGTGTGATCGGAACACGACGAATCGTCGAGACCTCCTCAGTCAGGAACGCAAGTGCTCGGTTGTGCCATCCCTTGCGCCACTGCATCTGAGTTGAATCGCTGTAGATGATTTGTTCGTAATAGAGCAACCGAGATCCGACATAGAGCTCGTTCCAGTTGCGCGAATTGGCGAGAGCCTTCGTCTCAGGACCGATTCCGCCGTCAACTCGAGCAAGAATCAATTGCTGGAGCATCATGATCGCACGACGCACACCAGCATTAACGCCGAAATCGATGCAGTTGAGACGAATCTGATCAGAGAGATGATCGAACGGACGGATGTTCTGCGTGCGATAGATTTCACCAACCTCGTCTCGAGTGAGATTGCGCACATCGTTCGCGGTAAGCGAAAAATCGTGGCGCCAGATCCGAAGGTCATCAAGCGTGATCCCGAACTTCGTCGGTCCACCACGATCGTTGGAATCGTTAGTGAACTCAGATCCCTCGTGGGAAAGGATCATGTTGATGATGGCTTCGTCGGAGATCATCGGTCCTGCTTCCTTCTTGACGGAGTTTGTCCTTCGTTCGGAATCGGCGGAACCATCTTCCCGTCGGGAATATCATCTGTACGAACTGGCGTCGCACTGCCTTCGCGCGCCGCCAGAATCGACATCATCTTGGCAAGAACAGTCTGAAGTTCCTCATTCTTGGCCAAGAGAGTGGACAACTGCCCATCGGTCTGAATCTTGATCTCTTGAGCCTGTTCCTTGACTGCTTGCACCGTTGTATGGATGTCGTCTGCACGTTTCGCAGCGATATCTGCTTTCGTTGCGGCAACGTTTGCTTTCCCTTCAATCACATTAGTTCGGTCTACCAGAGTCTTGCGGTTTTCTTGAGTCCGGATCGCCGTAACGATCGTTCCGATTAGAGTAGCGATAGAGATGATGAGCTGAGGGATAGACGCGATGAAGATCTGCATCGGTGACAGTGGAGTCGTCGTAAGAACTTGAGGAGGTGTCGCCACAACTTGCTCGGCGACAAAGAGCAGCATGAACATATACATCATGATTGCTGCCTTGTTCCACCTTTCAGAAGCTCCGTCCATGCCCGATCAACCCACCAGTGAAAGCATGTGGGATCGTTCAGGAGCTTCGAGTGTTCAACGTTCGCGATCTTGTCGTTGAGATCTGCCATCGTGAACTCAGATCGATACTGCCATCCACCATCAAACCACTCTCCTTCCGCTTGGATGCGATCGAACGTCTTATCGACCACATGGATCCACGTGCCTAGAATGCGCTTGCGACCGATTTCGAGCGGGATCTTCATGTCGTCGCGAACAGGAGTGCCGAACGTGATAAGATTGCGAATCTCGAGACCAGTTGCGAGCGCATAGAAGACGACCTGACCACCGTGCGAATGCGCAATAAGATTCCGATCATCGATTGGAGTCTTGGCGAAATCGAAGTAGATCTGAAGATTGGCACCAGCAGCTTGCCATTCTTTGCGACCTGGTCGCCAGAAGACACCACTAAGTGCCGTGTCCCAGACAAACGGAGTTTCGGGATGAAGCTGTTGCAGATTGTAGTCGGCAAGAAAGTGCGTAAGAGCTGAGGTCTTCTGCCACCAGAGCGGAGCACCAGCAAGTCGCTTGAGCGGAATGTCAGTCCACGAGTTAGTGCCTTGCACGGGCACAAACATCGTCTGCTTGACGTTCGACACGTTACGAATCATACCCACTCGATTTGACCGTTCCGGACAAAGAAATGTGCACCACATCCTGGTGGCTGGAGATGGATTGACGACGAATTCGCGACGAGAGACAGATCATGAAGACCAGTTCCTCGCATCGACCACCGACCAGGACCAGGTGACAAGGTCAGCGGAACCTGTGGTTCCCAGCAGATGACTGAGTGGACGCCTCGTCGATCCTTTCCTGTGTCGAGATAGCATTTCGGGCAGATAAACTCAACACCATCTGCCTCTTCCATCTTCGGCACTACTTTCCAGTGCACATCATCGAGTCGCTTGATGAACATCGGTTGGAGTTCGACGAACGGAAAGGACTCAGGCAACTTTCTTCCTCTTCAGATAAGCCATCCGCTCACGAGCAGTCAGAGCATAGAATTTCTTCTTCATCCATCGCTTCTGAGCTGCTTTAGCAGCACGCGACGCTGCCTCAAACAGAGCGGCTGGATTCTCGGCTTCGTCGAGAGGATCAAGACCAAGGATCCGATCACGAATTTCGTTGGCCGTAACGACAGTCCCAGCGAAGTTGTGATTGATGGCTGCCCACTGATTGGCAATCTCGGCTCGCTGACCCTCGTCCAGATTCTGGATCTCAGGCCATCGAATTTCGTACGTCGTTGGTTTGGGCAACACACCAAAGTCTACCATCCGATTCACGAACGGACGGACGACCTGCGGGCCAGCATATCCACGACGACGATCAATGACTCGTTCCTGCCAGTTCGAGTGATCCTGAACGGAAGCGAGACGACCTTGTTCCGAACCGAGAAGGATCCTCTGCGGGATTCCCGTGCCGGCGGAGATGAGTGAGATGATTGCTTCAACAGGTGACTTGAAATCGGCGACATTAGATCCGAGATCTTTGATCGTCATCCCGCGCGTGCGCAGGATTCGCTTGAGTCCGTGCTCGTATTCGTCGATCTGAGTCTGCAGATCTGCAGTGGCAGCTGGATCAAGATCCATCTCGGGATCAATGTCGAACTGCTTGCCGCCATCAACACGCTTCCAGAATGCCTCGGCACCACCACCGACGACCTTGATGAGATCGTGGGCAACGAGATTCCAGCAGCGTTCGAGTCGAGGGATGCCATGGGAATGAGAGTCTAGGAGTCCGTCGGCAATGTGAAAAACTCGCGTCCAGTCGACAGGACGACCACGTTCGTCGCGCGACTGATTCAGCAACGCAGTTTCCGTGATCCGACGCAAGCCATACACAGATGGCATGCCAAATCGCGGACTGGCGGAATCAAGATCGCTCTTCTGGATTGGTGAGTCTTCCTCGGAGTATGGTGTGAAATAAGCCAGTTGTTGGAATGAACAGCGAAGGAGAGGAGTCGAAAGATCACCAGGTGCGCCGACGAGGAGAATCGCGTAGTGACCCAACCCAGCGAGTGTATCAGCACGTTCGAACAGGGACCACATCTGGAACTTCTCGTCCAGCAGATTCCATGCTGTTTCGAACGCAGTGATGTTCTCGGGATCGTTGTCCTCGATGAGCTCACCACCAGCACGCCACGTAGCCTTCGGCATCGCTTCCACGATGCGCGCAGCCACCGCATTTCGTCGGAACTCTTCGCGATATTGCGCTTGACTGATGACTCGTTCGTAGCCGAGTGCCTTGTAGTAGTCTCGATTCCGACCGAATCCACGACCAATCAGTGCCGCGAGGTCAGCACGTGACATGAGCGAAGAGACCAGAGTGCGGAAGTTCAGCACTTTTGCCATATCACCAGGTCGCGGAGTATCGTTTCTTCTTCGGAGGTTCCGGAGCGACCGAGAGCATTACTGCCTCGGCACGATTCGGCGACGGAATCCCACGATTCTTTGCTTCTCCTTTGCTCTCGATCTGAATCTTGCCGGACGAGAGTCGCTTGTAGCGAATCTCGACCAGCTCGCCAGCTAGATCATCATCAAAAGCATCGATGTCGATGAGTCCTTTCTCGAACAACGTGCGCAGCCACCAGTACAACTGAGCTCGAAGATTCATGAATCCCTCGGGATCCATTCCTTCTTCGATGTCGAAGCACTCAGCAGGCCATGGTGCCTCACCGACATTGATGCCGATGACTGGTTGCTTGAGCTCCTTGGCACGGTCAGCGATGCCACGACCGATACCAATCATGTCGACTTTCGCGAGAGTTGCATTCTTGCTCTTGAGGAAACCAATCAGTAGACCACACGTCTGCATCGTGTCGGGATTGTGATCCTCGTTGATAATGCGCACCACTCCACCACGACGATGAGCAACAGTGGACGCATCACCACCAGCACCGACGTCCTGACCGAGATGATTAGCTCCTTCGGGTTTCAGTGTGCGAGTCTGAGCAGCACGAATCCAAGAAATCGGGATGAGACCACCAGAATCAGCATGCTCCGGAAAGAGACCGAGGATCTTGCTCTGCCAATAGGGATTCGTGTCCTCTGATCGCGCTCCTTCAGGAGGAACGCACTTGACTCCCTGCGCTGGCTCGCATGGCTGTCCGTCTCGGTCAACCCAGATCCAGTTCGATGCCCACTTGCGTCGTTTCTCTTCGACGTATGTGTGACCAATCAGCAGTTGACTGAGGTGCTCGGGGATTGGTTCACCTGTGAAGTTGGGAGTGTCGAAAGCACTGAACTCGACGACAGCCCACCCGGATCCTGGCTTGCTGGCTTCGAAGAACTCGCCAGAGGGATCGTCAGGATTTCCTGTGACGACGATCTTGCTGTTGTCGTTGGCGATGAGCGAATCCGCGGCCTCCCAAAGAGGACCACGAATACCATTTCCTTCATCGAAGATGACCAGAACGAAGAGAGCATGGATGCCTTGAAACGCATCGGGATTGTACTCGTCAGGTTTCCGCCCGAATGCGACGAGTTCCTCCTTGTCGCCGACAGGCAGATACCACTCGGTCTTGTTGGTTCGTCCCGCTAATTTCCCGCGCGTATGCGCGCGCCTGATCTCGCGCCATAATATAGCCTTGACCTGGCTTGCTGTAGGCGCGGACGTGACAACGAATGCTGAGCCAACGGGATGACTGTCGATCCACCACGCTGCCAACAATGCGTCAACGTAAGACTTGCCCATCTCATGGCAGGTCTTGATCGCTGTCCGCCGATTCATGGCAACAGTTGTAAGAATCTTGCGCTGACCAGACCACAGGAATGCCTTCATCCGATGTTCTGCCCACAGATCCGGGTCACGAACATACTGCCGACGAAGGATTTCCTTCTCTATCCTGTGATACTGTTCACGAATCTCTTCGAAAGACGGTGGTGGAGTGATGGAGGTCGGGATCTCGAGGATTGAGCTCGAGGAAGTGGTCAATGAACGCTCGTTGCTGCTTCTTTCCGCAACATCTTTGCGACGCGCTCTGCTCGCTCTGCAAGTTGCTCATCTGTCAGCGAGGAAAGATCTTCAGGCAACTCCTCGATCGCGATCGTGGACTTCGGCCCATATCCTGCTCGGTCGAGGATCGCTGTTGCTGCCTTGATGACATCCGGCCAGTCCGCCTTCACCATCGCCTTGTCAAGTGCCTCGATGGCTTTGCCAGCGGACAACTGGAATCGTTCCTTGATTTGTTTCTTGGTGAGTGGAGTTTCGGCCGTGTCCTTGGTCCGTGCTTCCGTGGAGGAAGTTGAGGGTCTGTCTTTCAAGACCTCAAACAAGGACGATTTTGACGGCTCCACACGTCCAGCTTAGTTGCTGTTCTTGTGGAAGTAAAGAACAAAGTTTCTTGTTTATGTGGAAAAGTTTGCAGAGCAATGTTTCTTTCAACAAAATTTCTTCGTTCGAGCAAGTGGTGAGAAGTTCTGAGGAACTCAAGATCACCTCAAGAGGTTCGATTGAAGTTTCTGGTAACGAGTTGAAAGGCTCGAGAGGTTACGAAGGAGTTACGTGGGATCGATTCTGAAGGACCGGTTTTCGGTCCTTTTTATTCTTTGTAACCTTGTAACTATTGTAACTGAAAGAAATAAAGTATAGCAGAGGAAAAGGCTGGGAAGTAAAAGAGAGTGGGGTAAGTTTGGAAGCCGGGTTGGTTACCGCTTACACGGTTACGACAAAGGTTTCACAACTCGAACCTTCCTTTCGGTCGTGGAATTTCAATCTCAAATAGACTCATCGGATTTCTAACAATACCACCATTCTCCTTCTTCAATCGTTCCCACTCACCAGCATAGTCTGGTGTCTTATCTATCTCATCCGAAATCTCCAACATTTCTCTCAAAACCATCTTCAATATCCGCAAAAATTCCTCTCGTGCAGAATGATCATCTTGAAATGCTAAATCAAACCACTCGCGCAACTGGTCTCGGTTTACTGGTAACGTGAAGATCATCTTATCAAATGTCTTCTTCTTAATATGACAATTGTCGCAAAGAACAACCTTGTTTGCTGGAAGGTCACTTCCTCCATGTATTTTCAAAACACGATAATCATTATGCTTCCCTTCTCTTCCACAAACTTCACATTTAGCGTTCGTCATTCTTCCTCCAATCTCTCCTGCTTCTCCCTCTTATTCACCCACATCTTCATCACTTTCCCGCCACCAACTGGTCTCATCGCCTGTCTCTTGAATCCGAATCTATCCATGATCGTCGTTATTCTCTTCTGATCAATATTACTCCTTCTATCAATCGGAATCTTGAGCACTCCCCACAAGTCATCCCAAGATGCTCTGTCCTTCCCATCAAGAAATTGGTCCAGAACTCCTTCCCAAGGATCCTCTTCTCTTCTTCTCTCTTGCTGTAGTTCCGCAAGCCAATAGAGACTCGGATCCAATCGAATACTCTCACCAGCTTCTTCTCTATGAACTGCTTCAGCCCAAATCTGATCCCGAGCTTCCTTCAATCCTCGAATATCAAACTGCTTGATCTGCATCGGCCAGAAGCGTCTGTTGCCTGTTGAATCTTTCAGATATACATGATCATTCGTCGTTCCAATCACTATCCACTGTCTCGGATACTCAGTCAACAATCTATCATAAGAAAGTCTCGCACCATCAACCTGCCTCGATAGCATGGCTTTCAGATGCTCGACTTGACTTGCCCTCATTCCAGAGAGATCAGCTGCTTCGATGATCCACTTTCCTCGTGTTCGTTCAATCACCACTTTCGAATCAACATTCAGGGGAAGATCATCGGAGAACCAACTCTCATCTGGACAAAGAGTTCGCAACGCACTTGATTTGTACTGGCCTTGCTCCGATTCTAGAATCAAGAGTTCGTCAAACTTGCATCCCGGTTGCCTCACTCGGCGAACTGCTGCTATCAACACCATCGAGGAAACTGCTCTGGTGTATTCAGAATCTGCTGCTCCAGCATAATCAATCAGCCACGTATCAAGTCGTGGTGTTTCGTCCCATCTCAATGTCTTCAAATAATCTAACACTGGATGATATGTTTGCTTCCGGACAAGATTCGCTAGGACTGTATGATAGAAATCCTTGGTTGGACGGAAATGGAATCGTTGGTCGATGTCGAGCCATATCTGGTCAACAACATAATCCTCGAGCCTGCCGACATAGCCATTGTAATGCACTTGCGGAGACTGTGCAAATGCGTTGAAACTCAAGGTGATGTCGAGTTTCTGGATCGCTCTGCGGATATTTTCTTGATGGTCTTTCAGGATATGGTCTTTATGATCAACAAGGAATGGATTCCCACCGAGCCAATCTTGTGCACGATGGACGATTTGTTTGGCTCGGTCATCATTTCCGAGAGTCGCAATGAGTTGCTTCGTTCCTTGAACTGGCTGGCCATTCTGAAGCTTGTCAGCAGTTGTTCTAACTGTAAGAGGAACATCATTAATGTTGTTGTGAGTTGCATTAGCAATCGATTCGCCAATCAGAATTGTATCTTCAACAGAAAGACCACATTCAAGAAGGAAGCCAGCAAGTTGCAATCGTGTTTCATGGATAAATGCACGATGACCAAGATTCTTCAAGAACAAACACGTGACTGCGCACAAAATCACAGAATGTTCAAGATTTTCTAGATGTGTGATTTCAAGATGCGCAATCTTGGACGATAGTTCAAGTTTCTCGCCAGACGGATGAATTGATGGTGGAATCATGGTCTGATGACCATAACTCCCGTCTGCCTTGGTTCCTCGCATTTCGAGGAAAGTGACTCCATCTACATTCTCGAATGCTCGCTTGACAACTGGTTTCGGAGTGGTGTAGAATGCGTGGCCACGTTCACCACGGACCCACATCACTCCTGTTAATGGGAAGAATCGTGCGGAAAGTGCAATCGCTTCTGGCGAGTCAAAGTCAATGTCGACGAGATATCGGCCTGGCTTAATTTCAGTTCCAAGGATTACACCAATGTTATCATGATCTTCATCAAATTGTCGAAGATCATATTCTTTCTCAGGCCAATTCTTTTCTCGCGGACCTTTCCATGTAAGTTGCTCACCCTCTTTTCGCGGCCAATAGATTAGACGGAATCCTCTATCTACATAACTCTGAAGCCAGTCTGGTAGCTCCGGCACGATGGTCGCCTCGTCGTTTCACTGCTGAATTGCCCATTGGGTAGATTGCCGATTGGGGAATCCAAGAACTGTGATTGGGGTGGGCAGTCCTAACATTCCTCTATCTTACAAGGAATGACGCGCGTCCGCATAATGCCCCAATCGGCAAGTCATTCTACCGTAAATCTGGCCAAATGTAAATACCCTAACGTTCATGACAACATTGCATCAGAAAGATTTTATGTTCTACGTGGTGGCGACGCCGAATGTTTCTCGTCTGGTGCTGACTAGATAAATCACTCCAGACTCTTCACCCGAATAATTCTTTCATCACCCGTATTTTCTAGTAGCGCGCACGCGTGCTCGCGCGTATACTATAGGTATCGATCGCGTATTACTTTCATTCAAGGAGATCAGAACAATGCAGCTCACGGCAACACTTCACAAGCGGCACGAGAAGGGTGGAGCAACGTTCCTTCTGCCGGGCACTCGCGCTCGCGTCATCATCTCGCGCAAGGCATTCGCCGACAGTGGCGCTCCGGAGAGCATCACGCTCGAGTCCGATGCATTCCGGGAGGCCAACGAGAAGGAGAAGGCTCGTGCCGAGCGTCTCGCGAAGAAGGCCGCGGAGACGTCGCCCGAGGCTCTCGCCGAGCGCATCGCGAAGACCCAGCGGAAGCTCGAGCGGCTCCAGAAGATGGCCGAGTCGAATGCGTCGCAGGGATCGTCGAGCGCTCCGCTGCCGGGCACCGGTGGCAACGTCGAGCAGCCGTTCGCCCAGGCGTCGGCCTAGCTCGTCGTCGACATGTTCGCAAGTTGGTCAGGACGCTGGGTTGGTAGCCCTCACGTCTTGACGCTGGCTCGCCGGAACAAACTCCCTCCGGCGAGCCAGCACCATTTCCTCTCCTAATCTCCGGATTGGATGTGTCTCATGGCCTTCAAGCTCACTGCCGAGGAAGCGAAAACTTTTGAGGATCTCAGGGGGACCTACAATCAGACCAAGGAACTGCTACAGCACGCAGTCGACAACTACAACGAGATCCTGACTCAACTCGCAGAATTTCGTGATTCGTTGCTCGAACGACTGCAAGGTGAATTCGACGAGAAGTCTGAGAAGTGGCAGGAATCAGACAAAGGCAGCGCCGTCGGCGCGATGATCGACGAGTGGGAGAATCTGAATCTGGAGGAAATCGACCAGGACGTGTTGATCCTGGAGGATCTCACCATCAGCGCCGAATAGACTTGAGTCGTGACTCAATCGCAAAGTCTCTTTGATCTCATCCGTCCGGATTATCCACAATCCCAGTGGAAACCAGAAGACCCTCCCATCCTGGATGGTATCAATGAAATCTTTCTCGATTTTGAGACCGATGGAGTTAGATGGTGGGGAGGTTCGAAGCCATTTGGATGTGGCTGGTTCCTCCCAGACGGTCGATCCGGATATCTTGGCTGGGGTCACCGAAACTTCGACGGTCCGCAACATGATGAAGCAATTTGCAAGAGATGGTTTCACGAACAGGTTCGTGGCAAACGGATCACGAATCTCGCAACGAAATTCGAGGTCCACATGGCTCGTGTTTGGGGCGTGGACCTTGAAGAGCAAAGGAACCAGGTTTCTGACGTTGCACATTATGCTGCTCTTCTAGACGATCATCGTCAAGAATTCTCACTCGCTTCACTTTGTCGCGATTTCCTCCCTCCTGATGAACAGAAAGTCTTGGTGGTTGATGGATGGAAGCTCGATCCTGCACGGATGGCTTACTATCCTCCTGGCATGATTGCTGTTCGAGCGGTGGGAGATGTTCGCCAAGTCAAGTTACTCCGAGATATCTTCTGGCCTAAGATGACTCAACTCGGGTTGCAGAAAGTGCGACAACTAGAGGATGAGATCATCTACGTCGTATGCGAGATGGAGAAGAACGGAGCGAAGATTGATGTTGAACTCCTCGACCGCTGGGTGACGGAGACTCAACGCATTATCGAGAAAGGATATCGTCGGCTCTACGAACTGACAGGATTCCGTCTCAACGTCAATTCTTCTTCTGACATGGCTCGGTTGTGGACGAAGATTGGAATCCCACTCGAATACACGGCACCAAGTGCGTCACATCCGGAAGGGCAACCGAGTTTCACTACCGACATCCTCAAGAAACATCGCCATCATTCCGAAGAAACTGAAATCGCATTCACTATCAGCAAGCTCATGGATTTGCGCAACAGCTATCTGTTGCCCTATGCGCAGTTGGTAGATCGGTCAACTGGAATCCTTCGTTTCGCAATGCATCAGCTTCCATCTCAGAAAGATGAGTGGAATGAAAGAGACACAGCTGGTACTATTTCAGGCCGATTTTCTTCTACGAGACTTACGAAGGCACCTGTTGAAGGATTCGGCATTCAGCGGACGATTAAACCCGCAAAGCAAAGAACTATGTTTGGCTACGATGAAGAAGATGATTCGCACGATGATGAATTGTTCATCATCCGTCGTCTTCACGTGCCGGACAAGACGGACCATCCTAATGCTCTATTCCTATCCGCTGATGCGATGCAAATTGAGTATCGTCTCTTCGCGGAAGAAACGAAGTCAGACCGACTCGCGAGGATCTACGAAGAAAATCCGAAAGCGAGCTTCCACAAAGAAACGCACAAGATGTGGAAGGTCTACAAGCCAGATCTGACCTATCGACGCAACAAAGACACGAATTTCGCGCAGATCTACGGAGCAGGAACTCGGAAGAAAGCATGGATGCTGGGATTCATCACGAAGCAACGTTATCTGGAATTACTTCATGATGACAACTGGCGTGATGCTCCAGATCTGAAGGAAGCATTTGAGGTTGAAGCACTTTACAACAGGATGATTCCCGAAGTCAAGCCAATGATGAAGAAAGCGGAGGAGTTGGCGAAGAATCGGGGATACATCAAGTCCATCTTGGGTCGACGAAGCACGTTTCCTGGTGGTGAACGAGCGCACAAGGCTCTGAACACTCGAATCCAGCCAAGTGCTGCTGATATCATGAAGCAGAAGCTTGTCGAGCTCCACAAAGTATCGCGTCAGATTGGATTCCTGCTTCGTTACACTGTTCATGATGAAGTGGATGGTGACGCAAGAGGTGGAATCGAAACTGTTCGTGAGGTGCACAAGATCCTGAATCGGCAGTCATTCAAGACCAGAATTCCAATTCTGTGGGAGACGAATTACGGTCCGAACTGGCGTGACATTCAGGAATACAACGAAGCAGCATGAACTTCCCGATTGAACCACATCCGTATCTGTGTCAAGTAGAAGGATGTAAACATCTCGGGCAAGAAATCATAGATTTTCATGAGAAAGGCAAGATGCGTGTTTGTCTCTATCATTACGTGGTGTTGATGATTCCAGCAGTAAAGCAAGATGGACGAAAAATCTCTCAAAGCTGATCTCGTTCGGGAATTGCGTTCCCGTGTTCCTTGGGTCGTTCTCCGTCTGGAAACTGGGCAGACAACATCTGGTGTTCCTGATATTGTCGTTGTCGGCAATCATTACACATCATGGTGGGAAGTCAAATACGCGGATCCAGATTTCACGTCCAAGGGCATTCAAGAACTCACATGCCTCCGTCTTGCGAAACACGGATTTTGCCGGTACATCATCTACTCGAAGGTGGACGACAACAAAGAAATCTACATCGTTCCTCCATCTGAGTTCGCGAAGTGGCAACAATCTGTGAATCGTCGAGCAGGATTTGACCACAACTGGGTGTGCGATTACATTATCCGTGCACATCAACACCAATTTGAGAGTGACAAATGACTCCATCGCGTGCACTGCTATGGGCACTTTTCGCAGCGAACCACAAGCCAGATCCTCATTCGGATGCGCTTGGTTCCACACAAGCCGCGCAGCATGCGGATCGTTTGCTCGAAGAATTTGACCAACGATTCAAGCTCGTCGAAATCCCAACTGGTTCACAGATGGCGTATCGCGAGACCTAACATGAATCACTTCCAACATTTCTTCGATTTCTGCATGTACGAGAGACTCACCGGAGGTCCAGATCCTCACATGCAAGCAGTCGTCGAAATGTCTCGAGACTGTGATTTCGTCGAGAAAGTCTGGCGATCCATGCTCTACGTCGGATTCTACAATGTGCCGTCGGCCGAAGCCATGTGGACGCATGTGTTTCCCGAGAATCATGAGGATCCGAAATCAACCGAGGAATGGCTCAAGGAATATTGGCCTGGTCTTCGCACTCGTCGCGAACGTCGAACAGTAAAATCACCGGAACGGATGTCGGACTACCTCTGGGGATTCAAGAACGTTGTCAGAGAACTCCAGACTCTCAAAGATGCTGAGTTCGAGGAAGTGTGGGACTTCGCGAAAGATATGTATCATGTCGGCCGATACGCAGCGACTAAATTGTGCGAGATCTGGCATCGGATGGATCTCATCTCTGCTGAATGCCCTGATATTCGTGCCGACGGAGGATGGAGTCCTCGCGAAGCACTGAATCTGATCTACGATCGAAACGATGACTGTCGACTTAATTCGCACGCAGCCATAAAGAACGCAGAGGAACTTGCTGCCGATAATTACAAGAAGATTCGTGAGCACGGACTTCAGATTTCGCGATTCGAGCAAGAAGTCATGCTCTGCGAATACAAGGAATCCTACAAGACGCATCGTCAATATCCGGGACGAAGTCTCGACTCCGAGCTTGGCTACGAGATGGAAATCGCTGGCTGGTGGGGAACGAAGTCAGATTTCAAGAGTCAGCATCTCGAAGTCCGCAAGATCGTGAGTCCTCCGTGGGCTCTCGGTGAGATCAGCGGATGGGATGGCGTGCGCAAAGATCTTGGCTATGTGTTGGCGAATTATGGCTACACGTGGTCTGACGCAATCTATGATTTCAAGGCAACAACGAATCTCAAGAATCCTGTGAGGCGACCATGTCCACTCGCTTGATTGAACTCCATCCGCGTCTTTTCATTCGTGGACACACGAGAGGAATTCTCTCGACAGTGATGCTTCGCGAAATCCACGAGAAGGATATCGGGAAGGTGTTGAACGTCGCCATCATTGCTGACGACTTCCTCGAACGTGCGTGCCAAACAGTCGGAATCGTCTACAAACATGTTCCTCTGCGGGATAGTCGTTTGCAGGAGATTCCAACTCAGGTCACCGATCTCATCAACGAGGTTGCTGAAACGATGGAATACACCGGAGTCCTGGTTCACTGCGATTCCGGATACAATCGGTCCGCACTCATTGCTATCCCTGCCTGTTCTGAAGTCACAGGAGTTCCACCAGGAGAGATCATCGACCGAATTCGTCTTCAACGTCCGCGACTGTTACACAATCCGCGATTCGAGCATTTCGTGAGGAATTATGGCCAAGCAACTGCGCGCTGATGAAGGTGGCACTCCGTGGTGCCTTCAGCCTGAATTGGTTCGTGGTTGCTCGATGCGCCACGGATCCGGTCCTGGTGGTCTCTGCCATTTCTGCGGGATCACAGCGATTCGTGAAGGACCAGGCAACTACGAATACATGTCTCTCACGACTGCCGAACGAATCGCATCTCAGGCTGCCGACTGGTGTCCGAAAATCCGTGTCGAGTATGCGATGCGTGGCGAACCACTGATGCATCCGAAACATCTTGAAATCTTCAAGATGTTCCGAAAGTATCTGCCTGAAGCCAGCATCATGGTTACCACGAATGGTGACACTCTGCGGAATCGGATGCAGGACGCAGTCGAGAAGATCTTCGAGACAGGATTGAATTTCATCTTGCTCGATACCTACTATCCGAAAGAACGACGCGATCAACTTCGTGAGCAAGCGTGGGCTCTGAAAGATGTGCGAGTTGTTGACTATTTCGACGAGATGATGCCAGCTGGTGAAAGTCCGTATGCTCGGCACAATACGTGGCAGAGGACTATCATCTTGATGGATGATTTGTCAGTTCGAGATGGTGAACATCAAAGTCGTCTCGTCAAGACTCATGCTGGAAGTAATCAGACCAAGCAAATTCGTGAACCACTCCATCGCAACTGTGGTCGACCATTTCGTGAGATGACGTTCACGACTGAAGGCAATCTCACGCTCTGCTGCGACGACTGGCGGATGGAGTATATTATCGGCAACGTCAACACGTTCACGCTCGAGGAGCTCTGGAAACATCCCAAGATGGAAGCCGCTCGAGCTCGGCTTCTGCAACACGATCGGAACTGGGGTCCGTGTCGCGAATGTGATGCTCCGTCAGCTCCACGCAGCGGACTTCTTCCTCACTACGATCCGCCAACTCCAGAGCAGATTGCGCTGACCGAATCTGCTTACAATCACAGGAAACCGATATGGCTGAAACCGACCAAATCCTGAAGGATACGGTCATCATCATTCCGACGAAACGAGCAACTCCGTTGCGCACTTTGCAACTGTTGCTACAGCAAAACATTTCGTTGCCGATCATCATTCAATCAGATCCACGAACACTTGAAGCGAACAAGACCATCGCCAATTCCCAGATTCGAGTGGTTGAAGGAAAAGTCGGAATGATTCCGCAATCTCTTGAGTGCTATCGGCAAGCATTCAAGGCAGGATTTCGGTTCTACTTCCGACTCGATGATGACTGGCATGCGAATATGTTCGTGAACAAGCAAGGACCAATTCCGTGGATTGAAGCCATCACAGAAGCGCGGAAGTGTGCTGAAGCACTCGGAACATCACTCAACGGATTTCAGAATACGGCACGCAAGGATTGGCTCGGAACTGGTTTCAAGCGAACATTCGGTTTGATCACTGGTGGTGCGCAACTATGTGCAGCATGCGAAGATCCTTCCTTCTTCCTCGACGAAAATCTGCCGGCATACGAAGATGTCTACCGTTCGGCAGCACATCGTGAGAAAGATGGTTGTCTGGGTCGAGTCGCTGCGATCGGTGTTGACAAACGAGAAGCACTTCGCGATTCGTCGATGAACAAATCGAAGGAAGTGCAAGAAGAAGCGAAGCGGATCATTCTGTCACGATTTCCTGATACAGTCACGTGCAACGGATATCGCACTCTTGACGGTGGCTTGCAGACGATTCCAAACTGGCGACTGGTTCGCGGACCGAAATGGAGATGGTGATGATACTTATCCAAGACGTCTTGTGTCCGTCGTGCGGAAATCATACGCTTTCTGTGAACAATGAACATCAATTGGTCTGCACAGCGCTCGAATGCAAGGATCCTGGTGCTGCGAGAAATATGCTGCACGAACCGTTGGTCTCAATGAATAGGCAACTGACATCTCGCTTCCACATCCACGCAGATCTGAGAACAGCGAAGATCTCGGTCATCAAGACGTCCAACGGTCAGGAAGTGCCGGAAGAGGAACCACTCGTTCTGCTCCGTGCTCGTGATCGTCTGGCGATCCCGACACTCGAAGCCTATGGCAAGATCGTCGCCGAAACCGAATATTCGGATCCGATTGCGAAGGAGGAGCATCTGCTCAGCAACAAAGCAACGATTGCGAAATTCCGTGCGTTTGCTGAGAAGTATCCGGAACGCATGAAATTGCCGAACATTACGCGAGGTAAATGATGTTCGTTGACAAGCGAACTCTTGAATCGTTGTCGTCGTTCGCGGCCAACGCACGCCTGATCGCGATGACTCGGCCAACGCATCGTGGTCAAGGTCTGCCAGATGCACCGTGCACTCATTTCCATGCTGCAACAGGAACTCTGATCATCTTCACTCGAGATGAAGGCATGCATTCGAGTGGGTGGTTTAAGAATCCTGATTACGACAAATGTCTTCACTTGTCGTTGTCGTTTGCTGATCCAGTCACTCATCAGCGACGTCCGTTCGACGAAAAGCTGGCCGATGCGTGGGTTGATGCATTCTTCCCGAACGACAAGAAACTCGTGTGGATGGAATCTGCAAAGATGCCAACCGCCAGAGCAATCGTGACGCACTATCGTGTCTTCTGCGACGAAAACTGGCAGCCGATTCTTCCGCGAGGCGAAGTCTACTCGACTGAGTTCACCGAGAAAGGATGGAAATCATGGTCTGAACAACATCCCGATCAACCGAACGCATATCATCTTCAATACGAGGATCCTGACAAATGACCTGTACAATTATCGGCATCATAGTTTCATGCGTCGGTCTTCAACCACTCTCACCACAAGAAGCAGCGGACGCGCTGCAGAAAGTGAGTCCGCCATATGTCGCCACAACCTGGGATCCCATTCCTTTCGCTTGGCCCGAAGTGCCGGATATGCGGACGTGGATACCACAGCGAAGCACACTGTCCGATGAATCGTGGCGACTTCCTAATCTCCGACGGCTCGACGGCACCTCTATCTTCGAACCACCAACAGTCTACGGAGATATCTATGGACGTTATGCTCATCGCCGAAGAGATTTCTTTACTCAAGGTCAATTTGGTCAACGCCCTCCGCACGCAACTCGAGATCTTCAAACAGAAGACAGGAATCCATCCGTCGGCAATCACAGTGAAAGTCATCGAAGTAACAGCGTATCCGGGTCATCGGCGGGAGTTCGAAGTCGGCAGCGTTGAGCTTGATTTCAAGTTCTAGGAGGCGACATGGCGGCGATGCATGGTACGATTCGACGAGTGATCATCGACAAGGGATTCGGTTTCATCAAGGGTGATGACGGTCGCGAATACTTCTTCCACAAAAGCAATCTCCGGAACGCGGAGATCACCGAGATGACTCAGGACGACAAGGTCACGTTCGAGGATGATCTGGAACATGCTCAGCGCGGACCGAGAGCGAAGAACGTCTATCTCGAGTCATGACTAACTGGTTGCAGACGACATTTACTGGCAAGCATATCGACCCAACCGATCTTCGACACGAGGATATCTGCATCGAAGATATCGCACATGCGCTGGCATTGTGCAATCGGTTTGCTGGCCATTCGAAGAAGCCGATCAGCGTCGCGCAACACTCAGTCTATGTCGTTCGCGTGGTGGAGAAAGATCCATTTGCGCAAGCGAAATGGATCCGGCTCCAAGCACTTCTGCACGATGCAGCAGAAGCATATCTCGGTGACATCACGAGATGGATCAAGAGAACAGCATTTCTTGATGGATATCGACTCCTCGAACACGAAGTGCAGAGTCGAATCTACCAGAGATTTGATCTTCCGATGGGTCTTCATCCTTCTATCACCAAAGCCGATCGAGTGATGGTCCGCTTTGAAGCGAGGAAAGCATTCGGCAAGGATTTTGTGATTGATGAACATCACGGACCAGGTGATGGTGAATTTCCAGCGATGACCAAAGAGGAAGAAGATCTGGTTGGGCACTGGTCGTTCTGGGATTGGAAGTGGTCAGAGCAACTCTTTCTCGATTATTTCAGGATGATCACAACATGAAGGTTATTGATCCTGGCCACGTCTACGAACTCCAGTGGCTTGATGGTGAACCAGAAGTCGCGGAACTGAACGATCCAGAACAAGAAGTATCGCGACCATTTCGCACCAACACACTTCAGTTCGTGAAACGCGAAGGACCAGGATATCCTGGCAATGTCTACCATCATCCAGGAACTACAATACAGGAAGTCCTTCGCGTACTGATTGACCGAGTGAAATATCTCAACAATCAGATTCCTGACAAACGAAATGACGGAGTAATTCTTCAATTACAATGTGCGATCTGGTTGCTTGAAGATCGAGCGGCACAACGTCATGGTCGTGATTTCAGCAAAATCACACCATACAAAATCGAGAATCGTCCGACTTGTTCAAAGTGCCTCCACATCGGATGCGACGGCCAATGTCATCCGGATCAAAGATAGTTACAGCAACGTTTCTGCAACGTTTCTTCTAGCTTTTCACAAGAAAACGTAGTAGAATATAGGCACCAGTAAAGTCATGATAATCAATCTAAGAGGAACGTCCGGTTCTGGCAAGAGTTTCATCGTGCGTGAACTGATGAAGAACTACCAGGTCCGTGAACCAATGTTCCGTTCTGGTAGAAAGCAGCCAGTCGGTTACAGGTTCTATCGTGAACCAGGAAGTTTGGTTCGTCCTCTCTACGTTCCTGGCCACTACGAAACAGCATGTGGTGGTTGCGATACTCTCAACGGTCTCGATTACATCTACGAACTCATCGAAGCGCCGGCCAAGATGGGATGGGATGTAATCTACGAAGGTCTCATTGTGGCCAGTGATGTGATCCGATGCTGTGATCTCAAACGTCGGTATCAGTTGATGGTCATCGAACTCAATACTCCACTCAACGTCTGCATCGCGAGCATCCAAGCACGTCGAGATGAACGCGGCTCCGTCCAGGAGATGAAAGAATCCACCATCAAGACGGCTCACAAGAAGATGGAAGGAGTTAAGAATCAGCGTTCGCGTTTCCGCGACGCAGGAGTTGATTTCCGTCTTCTTAATCGCGAAGATGCATTGAATGCAGTCATGGAGGCAATGGGTTGGCCGTCGACGATCAGCGTCTGAAATTCTTCGCAACCGCACGCGAACGATATCAGATCAAACTGAGACGTGAACAAGGATTTCCTTGGCCATGGACCAAGGATGGTGTATTTCAGGAATATCGTTTCTGCAACGTTCATCGTGAAGACGACAAAACAACCGTCTGGTTCCGCGACAACGTGCGATTTCCTCTCTGCGTTCAACGCAATTATCTGAAGATCGTCGAAGCAACTGTCATCTTTCGTTGGTTTAATCGTATCGAAACTGGTGAAGTTATTCGAGATTTGTTGCTGAACGGATGGAACCAAGACGAAGCGAATCGACGTCTCGCTCATGTCAAGCCATTGGTCACTGGCGCATACATGATCAAGACGTTGACCGGAAAGAACAAGCTTGATGGAATCCTCGAATGTGTTCGAGTGGCCAGAATCCTTCTACCAGACATGGTCAAGCTCTGGGGAAACTCACTTCGTCGTGCGTGGATGGATCTTCAGGATATTCCATATCTTGGACCATTCATGGCATACGAAGTGGTGACTGATTTGCGATGGACTCCGATGTTGGAGGATGCAGTCGATATCATGAGTTGGGCCAATCTTGGTCCTGGTGCAACTCATGGTATGGGTCGCATTCTTCGTGACGACTCACGAGCATTTCATCGTGGTTCACAAACTGACCAATGTGAGATGCTGAAAGAATGCGAGAATCTGTTAGCCATGAGTCAGAATCCACACTATTGGCCAGCAGATTGGAAACAATGGGAGATGCGCGAAGTCGAACATTGGCTTTGTGAATACGACAAGTACAGTCGTGGTGCGCAAGGTCAGAGACTGAAGCGTCGGTATCTCTAATGTTCAAAGTCGGCGACCGCGTCATCAAATCCACGTGGGATGAACTGCGTCCTTTCAAACGTGGGAAAATCAATCGTGTCTATTCATCTACACCATCTGGCACTGGACAGAAATTCATCATGTATTCGGTAATGTGGGATGGTGAAACCACAGAAGATCACGGTTACATTGAAGGTGGTCAACTGAAACCAGAACCACCAATCTTGGCATCACCATTCTTTCCGGAGACACGATCATGATCGTTCGTGAAATTCCACAGATGGTAGTGATTGATGCACGCAATGTGCACGAAGTATTGCCAATTGCTGTCAGTCACCTGATCTTACATGGTGACGAACGCGATAGTCGGAACGGAAAAGTCATCCTCACTCCATATCCAGTCACGACAATCTATCGGAAACCACTCGAACGCGTGCTGTTCTGGCCAGAACGCGACGCCAATCCGTTCTTTCATCTCTATGAAAGTCTGTGGATGTTGAACGGACGCAATGATGCTGGATCCGTCGCTCGCTATGCAAAGAACATGATCAACTACAGCGACGACGGAAAAACCATCCACGATGCGTATGGCTACCGATGGCGTAAGTGGTTCGAATTCGATCAACTTGAACCGATTGCTGAAGAACTTCGCGTCCATCGCGATAGTCGTCGTTGTGTGCTCCAGATGTGGGATCCCACATCTGATCTCGGCAAGAATGGCAAAGCATTTCCGTGCAATCTCTGCCTAACATTTCAACGTGATCAAGAAGGTCGGCTCGACATGACTCTGTTCTGTCGATCCAACGATATCATCTGGGGAGCGTATGGCGCCAACGCTGTACACTTCTCAGTTCTCCTCGAATATATGGCAATCTGGATCGGCTGCCCAGTCGGTGTCTTCCGTCAGATTTCAGTAAACTGGCACGCATATCTTGAATCATTTGACCAAGTCAAGTCATTGACAGATGGTATTGGATCACCGAATCCATACGATGGGCAAGTTCAGCATCTGCCGATGATTCTACCGATGTCAACATTTGAGCATCCGTCGGCAACTATCCGACGACTGGATGATCAGATTACCGAAATCTTACTGCAAGCGGACACGCATTTCGGGCTCGAGCGAATTAGACCACGAAATCCGAATCCGTGGCAGGAAATGGTCTTGAAAGTGCTGCAAGCCCATGAAGCATGGAAAGAGTTACCAGCTCCAGAGCGATTCACGCAAGCACTCCTCGAATTGAATGCTGCTGGTCATGCAGCAGACAGACCAGTTGATTGGGTATTCGCAGCCAACGAATGGATTCTTCGTCGTCAGAAGATCTGGGAAGAGAAGGTCAAACGTGCGAATTGAAACAGTGAAGGAAATCAGTCTCAATCTCCGTCGCATTGCACGTGATGTTGAGCAGACTGCAGTTGGCAGCAGTCGTGTGAGAATGTACAACGAACTCGCCGAAGCGATCCGAAACGAAGCTGACAAAGTTGACATGATCGCCAACTTTGTTGGATCCGCACAATTTCGTGTGACCAAAGATGGAGATCCGAACAAAAGCTGAATTCTTCGACCTCTGGCATCGAGGAGTTCTCGGCAACCGAACACGACTAACCCAAGATCCTGATATCGCTTGGTCATGGGAAGTTCCCGAATATGGATTTCGTATGGCACAACGTGGTGGCGGTGGTGGAATGTGGCGAGGTGTTACACGAGATATATTCTGGACTGAAGTCCATTTGTGGGATTCACTTCACGGACTAGGCAATTATTTCATCGATGATCGCGTTCCTGATTCACATCAAACGATTCAAGGCGAGGTGTGTCGAACATTTCGTGGTCTTGAAGGCTTTATTGGCGCTAGTCATTTTCCTATGCGTGTGGCGATGTCACAAGGCATACTCAAACCACGTTCACCAGTCGAAACGTTCGTTCTACTCAACTCGTTCATGGATCCTCCATCACGTGATGATCTGGACGCACTCCTTGATCTCTTTCCTGATGCGACAATAGAATTTACGTGTTTTGATTGTCCAGTTGGTGTCCTTCGTCGAAACACCATCTTCTGGGAAACGAGGAACTACTGATGCTACGATTCATTCTGTGGCTCTCACGCAAATGGCACGACTGGAAGGATATGCGAATGTCTGATAGTCTGCCAATCCGTTCGGAGTGGCGAGAATATCCACCACACCGATGACTGAACCAGGATGGTGGGCATTTCTTGCGTATCGACGTTGGCCACACGTTGAACGCTGGATGGATGTGAGAACAGGACAGATTGTAGAATTCATCCGACTGATGCCGCATCGATATGCGAATCCACGACATTCTTGAACTGACTCGACCTCTCATCGCTGTCGATGTTGAGACCACACTCCGAACTCATCGGATTGTGGAACTCGGTTTTGTGGTCGAGTATCCAGACAAACGGAAACCAAAGGAATGGTGTTCCTACATCAATCCTGGTGAACCGATTGAGCCAGGAGCAACAGAGATTCACGGCATCAATGATGAGATGGTGGCGAAAGCTCCACGATTTCATCAGATTGCTGCGAATCTAGCAACAGGATTCCAGAATTGTGACTACTGCGGTTACAACATCGTCTTCGACATGGATGTGATTCAGGACGAGATGGATCGTTCTGGAGTGCGTTGGTCGTTCGACGGTGCCCGACTCCTCGATTCCTACAAATTATGGGGAGTCGCAAAGAAACGACGATTGGTGGATGCGGTTGAAGAATATCTTGGCCGAAAGCCAACAGATCAGCATCGAGCGGCTGGTGATGCCAAAGATGCACTTGAAGTCGCAATTGCGCAACTCCAACGTCATCCTGATGTGCTTCCTGCCGATCTGCAACTTCTGCACGACATGTGTTTCAACAAGAATTCTAATCGTATCGACAAGAAAGGCAAGTTCCTCTGGAAAGATGGTCGTTGCGTGATGGGATTCGGAAAGCACAAGGAGATCTGGATCGAGAAAGTGCTCGAAAGAGATCGTGGATATCTGGAGTGGATTGTCCGCGATGATGGATTTCTATCTGATGCGAAGAAGATTGCATCAGATGCTCTTCATGGAGTTTTCCCAACCAAATGAGGAATTATGTTTTCAGTTCGACAGAAGCGTGAGATTGCTGACGCAGTTCAACGGATTCTACGTGAGACAAACCATCCTGAGTTACCAACTGGTGAGATTCAGTTCCTACTTCGTGTCGAAGGCGCTGAATCATGGTCATGGGCAGAAATCCGAAACAATGGTGCAGTCATCACACCAGATGTGAATTTGTGGAACGAACTACAAGATAAACCGAACTCACATGAATGACGAACTCGTAGTCCCCGCCAAGAAAGTCCAAGACACTCCTGAAACTCTACTCCTCCGAGAGAAATTTCATCTTGAGCGATGCCGATTCCGACCATGGGCTCACCAAGTCATCGGAATCAAGAAATTGCTCGAGAATCCATATTTCGCACTCTTCGATGAGATGGGTGCCGGCAAGACACTTCAAGTTATCGCAGCTGCACAGCTCTTATTCCTCGCGAGGATAATTGATCATGTTATAGTTGTCGCACCAGCAGCAACTCGTCTCGTGTGGTACGATCCTGAACTTGGTGAGCTCGCGAAACATCTCTGGGAAGAACTCCCGAGTCAGATCACTCTCTATCACGGCAAATGGCGAACATGGAAATGGATTCCGCAGTTCGCCAATCGTCGTCTCTATTGGACAATCACCAATTACGAATATCTTCGGAACAAGAAACACCTCGAACCTCTTGTTCCGTTGATGAAACGATCAACTCTGCTCGTTCTCGACGAATCAACAGCCATCAAAAGCAGTAAGTCTCTGCAGACCAAAGGAGTCCGCACGATCCGAAAGAAAGTGGGTCGAGTGATTCTCCTGAATGGAACACCAATCGCCAACTCACCGATGGATATGTTCAGTCAGGGTAACATGATGCATCCGGACATCCTTGACTGTCCAACCAAGGAGATGTTTCGTGGACGATATCAGATGCGAACATCGAAAGAAACTCGCGATGGTCACATCTACAAGATCAATCTCGGATGGCAGAACATAGAGGATCTACAGCAACGATTTGCGCCATACGTGCTTCGTCGTCTGAAAGAGAACTGCGTCGATCTTCCGCCAAAGCTCCCTCCAGTGGTGATTCCGGTTACACTCTCGCCAGCAACATGGAAACGCTACAAGGAGATGAAAGATGAAATGGTTCTCTGGCTGAAGAGTCCAGAAGCAGTTTCGGCGGCAGCGCAAGCAGTCGTGAAAGCCATGCGTCTGTCGCAGATCACATCAGGATTTATCGGAGGTCTTGAAGAATCACCACTCCAAGATGAAATCCAGGAAGAAATGAAAGATGAAACCCGACCGGATTTCATCCCATTCACTGAAAGGTCACGAAGACCAGTAGATCCTGTCCGTGAACTGAGTTCTGAGAAACAGGATGTGTTCATCGAGTGGCTGAAGATCCGTCTTGAAGAAGATTCTGCATTCAAAGCACTCGTTCGCATCCGATTCCGTCCTGAACTTGCTCGAGCCGCTGCGAAGCTCCGAGATGAGTTCCCAAATCTTGATGTTGGTGAACTCCGTGGCGGTCTTGAAAAACGTGAAGCAGTTCGATTGCTACATCCCATGACTGCTGATAAAACACGACCAGCAGTCGTGCTCGCAACATCAGCAGGTGCTTTTGGTTACAACTTTACTGGCTCTCATACAATCGTCAAGATGTCACGCGACTACAGCTATTTCATCGAGAAACAATTCGATGATCGCGTTCATCGTGAAGGTCAGATTCACGCAGTCAGTTACTTCCACATGATTGCTGAAGGACCGAATGGTCAACGCACCATCGATCACATCATCGACAAAGCACAACGACGAAAAGAAGAGATCGCGACATGGACAACGAATGCATGGATCCAAGAATTGGAGGATGAATCTCCGAAAGAATCACAAAGTTCGTGATAGCGTTCAGAACGATTTCGTAGTATACTTAGTCGTTGAGTTTTCGGCGAGGTTCGCCGACTCACCCAGCCAACCGAAGAGTCTGGCAGGAGCGTGTGACGTGGGTAAGTACGATCATCTGACCCTCCCTCGTCTTCAAGCAGTTCCCGACTTCGAAGATTCCACCAAACACGAACGCGTCAAAGCAGTTAAGCAGAAGATCGTCAAGAAAGAAATCGGTGTTGACGATCTTGTCAAGGCAATCCACAATCTTGGCGAGATGACGAAAATGCTGAATCGCGGTTCGGTGATTCAAGCCTACAGCTTGGCTGCCGAATACTCGAAGACTCGCTACATCAAGGATGCTCTCAAGGGTGTCCTGAAAGAGATCAACGACCATGTTGAAGCCTACAAGCAATTGCTTGTTGACCAATACGAGGTCGAGGCAACGAAATCTCTCAAGCTCGCCACCGACGACACCATCCGCATCCAGTATGAACCATGGCTCTCAGTCGATGAGAAGTCAGAGTTCCGGAAGTGGTGCGTTCGTCATGGCTATGAGCAGCAACTCGCGCTTCCGTGGCCAACAGCAAACTCTATTGCGAAAGATCTGCTACTCTCGGGACAGAACGAACCTGACGGAACTCGTGCTTACATGATCACGAAAGTGGTCTTCACGAAAGGATGAACATGGCCGACGATCCGAAGCCAGATGCTCTGATGGAACTCCCGACCGTCTCGATGGCGCGACCGAGTTTCATCCCTCACACACACGAAGGAACGGAGGAAATTGACGCGAACGAGATTCGTCTCCCACGGCTTGCCATCGCTCAGAGCGTGTCTCCGGAGATGATTCCGGACTCTTCAAGTTACATCGAAGGTCTGAAGCTCTACGATCTGTTCAACGATCTCACCCAGGAGATCTACGGACGTGGTCCCATCACTTTCATCCCCGCTCGACGCGACGTCGTTCGCATTGAGTTCATTCCGAGGAAAGAGGGTGGTGGCGTCCGGGATTTCAACGTTCCCGTCGGTGATCCTCGGAACGATTGGTCTACCGATCCAGAAACTGGTGAACGCAAGAAGCCGAAGGCGACGAAGTTCGTTGAATTCGTGATCCAGATGTTCCGCAAAGGCGTCAATCCGATGCCAATCGTGCTGTCCATCAAATGCACAAACAAGTTCGCGAGTCGTGCTGCGGATCGTCTGACTGGCTTCATCAAGTTCAGCGATGCGCCGATCTACTCAGGTGTCTACACTGTTGAAGCCAAGAGCGAGAAGTCTGATTCTGGTCCGTATGGCGTCTACGTCATCAAGCGTGCCGGATTCGTCCAAGACAAGAATCTCCTCGACTACATGGCAGTCTTCCACGAGAATCTCAAGGGTAAGCAGATCGTGGTCGACCGCGACGAAAGCATGGACGACGCATCCGACGACGCGACGTTCGATGTGGATCACGATACCGACGAAGTCAAGATGGCGTGAAGATCGTCCGTCCATGTCTACGAACCTGCGTTGGTCAACTCCAACGAC